AAGAACAAGAATATCAAAGAAATCAAGAACAAGAATATCAAAGAAATCAAGAACAAGAATATCAAAGAAATCAAGAACAAGAATATCAAAGAAATCAAGAACAAGAATATCAAAGAAATCAAGAACAAGAATATCAAAGAAAACAAGAAAAAGAATATCAAAGAAATCAAGAACAAAAAAAACAAGATTTAATAGAAAGAAAAAAAGAAGATCTACAAAAGAAACAAGATAAATTAAAACAACAAATTATGGAAAAAGAAAAATTAAAAAAAAATGAAGAATATAAAAAATTCATAGAACATCACAATGAAGTAGAAGAGAGTACATCTAGAAAATATAATAATAAATCACAAACACAAAGAGAATTGTTTGATCAATTAAAAAATTTAAATAAACAGTTACTATCACAAATTAATTTATTAAAGACTGATAATCAAACTGAAATTATTAAACTCCAATCAACACTTGAGTTAAAAAATATAGAAATTACTAAACTCCAATCTAATTTGGAGTTAAAAGATATAGAAATTTATAAATTACAATCAACACTTGAGTTAAAAGATATAGAAATTACTAAACTAAAGTCTAATTTAGAATTAAGAGATATAGAAGTTACTACACTTAAATCTAATTTAGAGTTAAAAGATATAGAAATTAATAAATTAAATTTGGTTAAAGATAATAAAATCTTAAACAATATTCAATTAGAAATAGCACCTGACAATAGTATTAATAATTATCAATATAATTTTCCAAAAATAGAAAATGTAATAGGAATAAAGTTATTAAATTATAATATTCCAACTAAAAAATTTAATATTGAAGAAAATATAAATAATTTATTTAAATATAGTATCAATGATTTAGAAAAAGAAATAATATTAGAAACAGGATTTTATAATATAGATCAATTAATAACTATATTAAATGAAAAACAATCTGATTTAATATTTGAATTAAATAATATAACCCAAAAAATAACTATTAAATCAGAACAAGAATTTACTATTGGAAAAACATTATTTTCTATAAATAATTTAGGATTTACACAGAGTTTCAAGAGTACTAATGGTCATATTGTTCTATCAAATAAAATATGGGATTTACGAATAGATAATAAGGTATATTTATTTTTAAGTAACATTGATAATGAAAATCCATTTGGTATATTATATACAAATACTATATCAGAAGCAGAAATTACATTTGAACACCCTGTAAATTTAGAGTATTTAAATATAATATTTAAAGATGCAAATGGTTATGAATTAAATTTCTATGATATTAATCATTATTTAAATATTCAAATGAATTTAGAATAAGATTAAGTATTTCTAAAATATACTTTTCTGCATTTATTAACTTCGTCATCTAATGTTATATTTTTTGTTATACTATCAAATGTTTCTCCCTTTGCTAAACGTAAAATAAAATTAATAGAATATACACCACATTCTGAATTAGCTTGTTGATGTTGTATATTATTATATCTAATATCAAAACCATTCAATTTTTCATTAACTTGTTTATAATATTTCATAGATGTTTTTTTATCTAATGAGCTTATCATTTTTAAAACTTTTGAAAAATCAAGTTCATTATTATATTTTTTTTTATACATATAATTTAATATATGATTATTAAATTTTTTAATTCTTTTACCTGGTTTTTTTCCAAATGAATCAAAAAAATATAACTTATTTTTAACAAGATCTGTGTATAATGCTACCCAATGGGAGCCATTTTGATCATGTGTATCTAAATTTATAACCATACCTAATTTAGTTTTTCCATCTTTTATAAAATCATCAAAATTAATATTTGATAATCCTAATATAGGTAACTCTTGAAAATCATATGGTACAGCACCTAAAAATACAAAATCCTTGTATAAATCTTCATATTGACTAACTACATCATTAATGTGTGTGGTGCTTAACCATTCATATTTTTTGTTAGGTCCAGTAGGGCGAAATGTATTATCATTAATATCTTCATTATTTAAACTTTTAACTACATCTAATCTTAACCAACATGTTTGTGAATCACATGATTTTGAAAATGCGTCAGTTAGTCTATTAACTAGTTCTTTTTTATTATCTGTAATTTTAATCTGCGACGCTTTATTAATTTTATTATATTTGTTAGCAATTAATTTTAATGATTCTAAAGTAAAACAGGACCCTTCAGTATACTTTATATGTGGCGCACATTTTTCTTTCTTTGTATCCATTATATTAAACTATAAAATATTTAATATAGTAATTTAAATACTTTTTTCTATATTTATTATATAATGTCAAGTGATAAAAAATATTTAAAATATAAAATTAAGTATCTTAATTTAAAAGCACTAATTCATAACCAACGCCTTAATTCATCACAACATGGTGGTTCTCGAGAAATTAATAACTTAACAGAAGAATCTGATGGATTACCTACACATTTAGAAACAATAACACCTACTGAAAATTCAGTTACCTCAAATACATTTAATGGATTACCTGAACAATTATCTGACAGTCCTGCAAGTGAACAAGTAAGTGAACATTCAACAAATGTTAAAGCTTTTCAAGTAGGAGGTACACGCAAAATTCGCAAAGAATCAGAATTATCAGATAGTGAAATATCAACAACTGAAAGTTCATTATTATCATTTTCATCAGTAGAAAGCTCACAATCGAGTGATTCATATTAAATGCGTATATCAAATATAAAAATAAACTCTAATAATAATGATAGATATTAATGGAATCGATGAGTTAGATGAATTTATAATAAATAATAATGATAAAATCATTATGTTATATTTTGGAGCTAGTTGGTGTGGTCCCTGTAATAAATTAAAAGATAAATTATTAGATAATAATGAAATGTCGAATATAGTTATTGGTTATTTAGATATTGATTTAGAAAAAAATAATGAAATATGTGAAGATTATAATATTAAAATGTTACCTTCCCAACTTTTTGTTAAATTAAATAAAAAAAAATCAAGGGTTAAAGTTATTGGTAGAGTTGATGGTTATGACTGGATTAAGTTAGTAATGACCTATAAAAATATTGAATAATAAATATATTTAGTTGATATATTTATTATTTTATGGAATCTAAGATTAAGATAAACAATATAAGGTTATTAAATTCATGGTGTTACAATTTAAAAAATAACACTGATTGTACTATTTGTAGATGTAATTTAAATTGTAATTCCATTTATGCACAAGAAAAAGGTACTGAATCAAATGTTGTTTTTGGAATTTGTGGTCATACATTTCATTATGAATGTATAGACCCTTGGATTAAATCAAATCCACATTGTCCAATTTGTTCAAGCAAATGGACTTACGCTAAATAAGTTAAAGATAAATAAATATATTATTATATGCAATCATATTATTTTAATAATGAAATTTGTGAAATAGGTATTGATGAAGCTGGTAGAGGACCACTATTAGGTAACGTATATGCAGCTGCAGTTCAATGGCCTCAAAATTTAATTCCACCAGACAATTTAATTGTTGATTCTAAAAAATTATCAAAGAAAAAAAGGAAACTAGCTTTTGACTGGATATTGGCTAATGTAGAAAACTATGGCGTTGGGTATGCAACTAATCAAGAAATTGATAATATTAATATTTTAGAAGCTACAAAGTTAGCAATGGATAGAGCTATAAATAATTTATCTATAAAACCATCATGTTTAATTATTGATGGAATAGGTTGGGAAAATAAATTTAGTAATTATAAAGTTAAATCAATTGTTAAAGGTGATACTAAATTTTATTCAATAGCAGCAGCATCTATATTAGCAAAAGAATTTCATGATAAACATATTGAAGAATTATGTAGTCAAAATGAAAATTTGGATGAGCGATATAATATTCTTAAAAATATGGGGTATGGAACAAAAAAACATATTGATGGTATTAAACAATATGGTTATACTAGTTTCCATCGTAACAGTTTCGTTATAAAAAATATATAATGTATTAATAATGTTAATCATTTTATTTTTAATATTTATTTTTATAATTATATATTTAAATACATTGAAAATTAAAGAAAATGATAAAGTTCCAAAAGATATCCTTACAAGACCAGCTAATAAATTATTAAACTATAATAAGGAAACTATATTGCTATGTTATTTTAGAGATTATATATATTTATGTGACTGGATTAATTCAAATTTTAAAGACATTAAATTATTAATTTACGATAATGATGAACAAGTATTTGATAAAAAAAATACTTATTATATAAGTCTTAGATATATCCCTTTATTGCCAAATAGTTTACCTGAACTAAATTTAGATAAAAAATATCGAGATAAATTACCTATGCATTGGAGTATAACACCGAGAATAAATTCTGGAGGTAAAGTTGGATTTATAAATTTAGAACATTTAACCAATAAATATAATTTAGATTATAATGAAAAGTATTTATTACCAGATATTGATGTTTATGATTATTCATTAGATAATATAAAAATATTTGGTCGAGGAATTTATATTCCATATAAAAATAATTTTATTGAATCTATACAATTAAAATCGTTAATTAATATTAATAAAAAATTTGATATAAGTTTTGTAGGTACTCCTTCAGATAGAAGGTCTAAAATTTTATATAAATTAATAGAGTTAGGGTATAAAGTTGATATAATTGATACTTTTGGTAAAGATCGAGATACTCGTATAGGAGCTTCAAAATTATTGTTAAACATTCATTTAGAAGATGAATGGATTATTTATGAAGCATTAAGATGTGAAAGATGGCGATTTGTAGGTATGCCAATATTAAGTGAAAAATGTATATCGCCTCTTCCAGATGGAATCATAGAATGTGAATATGATAAAATAATTGACAAAGTTAAAGAAATTTTACCTTTATAATTATTTTTTAAAATAATAAAAATTGAAAATAATAATTTAAAAATAATTATAAATATATACATGGAACATCAAGATTGGAAACCAGTAGTATTTACAAAACCTTCTGTAGGTGTAAAACAAATTGTTAAACGACAACTAACAACCACGCAAAATCCTAGTGTTAAATTGGATGAAAATGATGAAGTCATTAAAATCAAAAAGGTACCTAGTGAAATTAGTAAATTACTTACTACTGCACGTGTATCCAAAAAATTAACTAGAAAACAACTAGCTAATCAACTTAATTTGAAAGAAGATGTAATTACAGCTATTGAAACTGGTACAGCCATTTACGATGGTAACCAAATTGCTAAAATTAAAAGACATCTAGGAATAGTTTAATTTATACAAAAAAATTGATACTTATTACGATTATTCGATTAATTTATCTATAACAATGGATAAACTCATGAACAATATGGTTAATATGGATATTACATCATCATCAATTATATACACTAGATGTAGTACACCTAACCAGAATAATCCACAGTATAATTCATCATCAATCGAATCACAACTATTTATGTGCACTGAATTCTGTAAAGATAATAATTTAAAAATATTAGATCATAAAACAGAAATTTGCAGTGGAAGACATAGTAAAAACCAAAAAGTATTATTAAATCTAATTAATAATAATTCTAAAATTAATCTTATAATTTTTGATATTTCAAGATTTAGTAGAAATATTATTGATGGAATGAAAATGATTGAGCAATGTTTACAAAATAATATTACAATCTATTCTGTTAAAGATAATATAATAGTTAAAGATAATAAACAATTAAATCAAATAACAATAGCATTAATGAATGCACAAAATGAAAGCGATGCGATTAGTTTTAGAGTTTCACAATCAATTAAATATAGGAAATCATTAGGTGGTCATATTGGAAAAGATTATTATGGTTATAATCTAATAAAAGAAAACAATATTAAAAAATTAAAAATTAATGATGAAGAACAATTAGTTGTACGATTAATTTTAAAATTAAAATATGGATCAACTTATACTGAAGTTAATAATCTATCTAATTTAATTAATAAATCTGATATTAAAATTTTAGATAAGAAATCACCTATTATTATGTATGGTAATTATGAAAATAGCGATATTGCTTTTTTATTAAATAAAAATGATATTTTTAGAAGAGGTGATATATGGACATCTAATAAAATCCAGCAAGTAGTTACTAAATATCCTGAATATAATACAAAAAAAGAATCTTTATTAGATAGCTTATTTGAAGAATTTTCTAAATTAATAGAAAATAATAAAAATATTAATAAAGATCATGTAATTAGATCAATAAATATATTATATGAACAACTTAATGGATATCCTTCAAATAATATAGATGGATATAATAAATTAAAAAAGATGAAAGATCGTTATGACATTATATCTTATTTAAATGATAATAATGTTAATTTTAAATGTTGGAATGTAGAAGATACATATGATTATATTGAAAATGATTATAAAAGAAAAAGAATAAATTATGATTCTGATTACAGTTGTGAACTTTAATCTAGAAATTCATCATTTGTAAAATCTTTAGATTCTACAACTATTTCTTCTTGAATAGTTTCATTTATTATTTCATTTTCTTCTGTTTCTATTATTTTAACTATAAAACCTTTTTTATTATAAAATTTTCCTCTGTGTTGACTTTGTCTTGAAAACGATGGTAATTGATCAACTAAATCTATTATTATTGGTTGTACTGGATGATCTGTTCTTCTTGTGATTCTTCCAACAGCTTGTTCTATTTCTTTTCTTGGTGTTACCATCAATAATGTATTAAGATCAGGTATATCTAATGCTTCAGATGCCATTGAATATGTTGCAAATATAACTTGTGCTTTTTCTGCTTCATCTAATACTTTTTGTTTTAGCCCACCAATATAAAAACTTGTTGTAGTAACTTCATATGGATCAAGTAAATCTTTTAATATTTTTAAATGTTCTACGCGATCAGATAAAATTAATAATTTTCTACCATCTTCTTCAATTAACTCTAATATTAAACTGATAATATATTTATTTCTAATTTCAATTTCAATAAGTTTATTAATAGTTTTAGGTCGATTTACTTCTTGACCATAATTTTGTTTATATTCTTTAAAATTAGGGTGTTTAATATTATATTTTATAATTTTAACTACTACATTATTAATTATTTCAGTTGGTGCTTTATAAATTATATTACCAAAATACCAATATAATACTTTTTCTAATTTATCTGTACGATTTGGTGTAGCTGACAAAGCTAATGTTTTTTTACATGCAATTATTGGTAATGCTTTTGAGAAATACTTAGATGGTGCATGATGTGCTTCATCAAATATTACAAATCCAAAATCTCTAAATGTATCTGAATCATATTTATCTTTAGCAATAGATTGAAGCATACCAATAACTATTTGTTTATCTTCAATTTCAACTTTATTCTGTTGAATAATTCCAACATCTGCATTTGTAAATTCCTTAGCTCGTTGAAGCCATTGGTTTAATAAAAATGATTTATGCACTATTACCAATGTTTTAACTTTTAATATTGATGCAACATATAAAGCAAGAATAGTTTTTCCTTGCCCACACCCTAATGATAATAATCCACCATCACCAGATTGTAGTTTACTTAATACTTTATCTACAATATCAATTTGTTTAGGGCGTAATTTACCTTTAAATTCAATAGGAATATGTAATCCATTTAATTCTTTATTTATAGGTGGCATACCATATTTTTCTAATCCGTAATATTTTGGGATACATAAATATTTATTATTTTCAAGATATACTGGAAATGTTTCCGGTTTTATATTTTTATTATAAGTTAAATATGGACTAACTGTTAATTCATTCTTGATTCCTTCTATTAATTCTGAATTAGATTTTTTATGAATTAGGTATCCTTCTTTAGCCAATATATTTTTAGTAGAAATCATATAATATAAATAATATAGAATTATATTTTTAAGTTTCAATTTTTATAATTTTAAAAAAAATTATAAAAATGTTAGTAAATGTTATTATAATTTACAAGGTAAATTCTAACATATTGGTACAATTTTTATAATTTTAAAAAAAAATTATAAAAATGTTAGTAAATGTTATTATAATTTACAAGGTAAATTCTAACATATTGGTACAATTTTTATAATTTTAAAAAAAATTTTTTTATAGATATAGTTATATGACAAATTTTCTAAAAAATATTAATCTTAAAAAAAATAATCGTGCGGTAAGTATAATTGGTGCCATTATTTTGGTTTTATTTGCTAGTTTAGCTGCTCCAAAATTACCAAGATCAATTACACAATATTTAGAAAATCCAATCTTAAGATTTGCTATCTTTGTAGGTATTGCTTATTTAGCAACAAAAGATATTATTACTGCAATCATTGCTGTAATAGCTGTTTTGATTTCTTATCAAACATTATCAGTTCATAAGATAACTGATACTGTTATGGATAAAACTAAAATATTATTAGATAATGTTAATACTGAAGCTGTAAAACAATCTGCTCAACACTCTGCCCAACACTCTGCCCAACACTCTGCCCAACAATCTGCACAACAATCACAAGCTGCACAAAATGAAATTTTAAAAATAAATATATTAAAAGAAAATGTTAGAGATTTTACATTAAAAGCAGTTGATTATAATCCAGCTATTAAACCAGGTGATATAGCTAATGCTATTATTGTAACTAATCCTGATCTTAATTATAAATTAGTTAATGATACAGTGAGTGAAACATTACTAACCAGATCTCAAGAAGTTATTAACAATAAGAAATCAGTAACTTTTGTCGATAATACATTTAATAGTAATTTATTAAAGGATAATACTATTACAACTTCTAGTGATAATCGTAATATTAATAAAAAATCTAATAAAAAATATTTACAAGGAAACAGTGATATATACTTGGAACATCTAGATTATAATTACCATACATTAGAAGCTATAGATAGTAAAGTAACATTAACTGATTCATGTTCTAATATCCATAAATCAAATTATCAAGTTAATTCACCAAAAGATAGTTTAGAAAAACCTGATAATGTTTTAAGTGGTTTTGATGAATATGATCTAAATGATCATGGTGCATTTTAATAATTATTTAATAGGAAAATTATATTTTTCTATTAATTAACTAGTTTATTTTTTTAAGCTGTTGCTTAATTTTTCATATTTAGATTCATTGCTTTGAAATATTTTTTTAGCTTCAGCAACTAATCTATCAGGAGTAATACTGGGCATTTTTTCTTTAACATCTTTTTGTAATTGTGAAGCAATTTTTTTGGCACTTGGTCCATTGGGGATTTTTAATTCATCTGCAACAAATTTGCACATTTCTCTATATGCAACCATAGCAGGATGAGAACCACCTTCTTGTTCTAATGCTTTTAATCTCTTATCTGGTTCAGGTGATGCTGATGTAGGGCTAACTTCAGTAGTTGTTATAAATGGTTTAGATTCAGCAGCTACTTTTGTGGGCGTGGGTGGAACAAATACGGATGTATCAGAAACTGAAATATCTTTTGGTTCTTCACTTGATGTTGCTGATTCAACAACTGTAGGTAATGGTTTAACAGATTCAACTGGGGCTCCAATAATTTTTGATGAATTAATTTCACTTTCTGTTTCACTAACATGCATTTTATTTAATAATGCACCAAGAGCAACAAGACCACCTAATGCAAGAACAGCTTTAGCCCCACCTTTTTGTGATTTATTTATAATATTTTTTAATTTATTTTCTAATACTTCAGTATTAATATCTTCAGACATATTACCGCCAGTTTGAAGTAAATTTTTTAATCTATATTCTAATTCTTCAGTTGCAGTTTCACTTTGAGCACCACCATTTTGGTTTAATAATGATTTTAATTTATTTTCAACATTATCACTAGCAGTATTAACATTTGATTCAGATGTTAACATAGAAAGAAGGTTATTAATATCGGATGAATTGATTTTAGACATGTTGGCAGATGATGTAACACTTGCACCGCCGTTTTGAATATTATCATATGATGTAGAACTTAAATTAGTAACAGATTGTAAAATATTAGACGATGTTACACTATTTGTGGATTGTCTTGGTTTAATATTATTATGACTGCTAATGTTTAAAATTTTGTTTAAATTTAAACTACTTTCAGTGGAATTATTATTCATAATATTTTTTACATTATTTTTTAAGAATAAATTAGACATTATATATTATAATATAGATTAAAAAATTTTTTATATATTTAATTTTTATCCAAACTATTATAATATAATGTTTATAAATCAAATAGACGAATTATTTGATAATATTTTAAATAAATTTTTTGATTTTTTAATTAAAAAAGATAGTTTTAATAAATTTAATAAAGATTCTAATTTTGTAAAATATCAAGGAGAAATATTAATAACTATTAAAGATTTTATTAATACATTAGATAAAGCATATATATTAAAAATTGTAAAAAAAGAGAATTATTTAGATGATATTTTTAATATTATTAAAAGATATTGTGCATTTTATATTTATTTGGGCATTGCTTATTATTATAAACAAGGAAGAGACTTATTTATTACTAATATAATTGAAACATCCAAAAATCAAAAAGATACAAAGATACAAATTCAGAACTTTTTTAATTCTGATAATAATTCTAAAATTATTAATTTCTTTATTGATATTCAAAATATTAAATCATTAATTGAATTCAAAACAATGGATAAAATCAAAATTATTTTATTAAATAATCCTATTAAATTTAACACTACAATTAAATTATTTAATGAATTAGGTGAAGATTATATTATTAATAATTTTTTAATCAAAGATAATTTTCATAATATTTTAAAAACTATTATTTTTAGACAAATTTACTTAAAAGAAGAAAAAATAGAAATTAATAAATTATTAAATGAAGTGGATAAAGATTTAGCAGAATATAAATATATTGAAATTATTGTTGCTAATATTAATAAAATTGTCGATTTTAATATCATACAAAAATTTTTAACTATCAAACAATTAAAATCTGGATTAGCAGAAGAAATATATAATTATCTAGAAGAAATGCAAACAGTAGATGATATAATTATAAAAGAAAATCAAGACTTTATTAATTATTTATTTTCAAATAAAATATTGATACCAATTACAGAAGAATTTATTAGATATCATAAAGATTCTGAAAAATATGATGTTGAATCAGATAATAAAAATAGAGACGATACTAAAATTAAATATATAGTAAATAAAATGAATAACATACGAAATTATTATTCACCAATAACAGAAAAAAATCAAAAATTAAAATTAGAAATTGATAAATATTTTTATAGAAATTTAGATCCACGTATGGCTATTTTATATAATGATAATGAAGAAATTAAAATTATTCAAAAATTATTATTTTCTGAAAATGCATCTGATTTTGATCTATTGATTGATCTCGAAAATATTAGAAAATATGCATATGTTAATTTTAAAAATGTTTCTAGAGATTATATTAAATTAAGAACACCTGTTGCAATTGAAGCTATTAGATATACTAATTTAAAAAAGAAGAATACAGAATTACTTGAAACTAGAATTGGTCATAATAATATTGATCTTAATGTAGTTGGTGTTGCATTTAATCCGACCAGATTAAATATAAGTAAAAATAAAAATATGACAAGACGTTTAGATTGTTATACTAAAGGTAACTTAATAAATGTTACTGATATTACAAAAAAAGATAACGGTTTTTTGTCATTTATAAAGGTTATGGAAAGTACAGTTAACAAAAATAATAAAAATAATAAAAATTTATATTATTGGATGTTTAATAATCTAAAAGATATACCAAAATTAAATAAATATATTGATTATAATAAACATGAATCTGAAAAAAATTTTAAGATTATGTTATCAGAAATATATCAAATATGGATAAATTTAGTAAAAGATAAATTTGAGAAATATATATCAAAAAAAAAATCAATAAATGTATGGGAATTAGAATATTTATTTAATATATATAAAAAAAAATATTTTAATTTTAACTTAACAAAAGACATTAAGAATAGTTTGATTAATAGCACTTTGATTAATAAATTAATAGAATTACCAATAACTGAAGATGAAACAGATAATATAATCCCTGGTAAAAGAGATGTTATTATTGAATTACCTAAACTAAATATTAAGATTGATAAAAAAAATATTATTGTTATTAGTCAAACTAAACATGTTGAAGAAATAGAAAATAATATTAATATAGGTAATGCTGTTTGCAATCACTATATTAAATGGGGTAAAATAAATAAAAGTGGTAAGACTGATAAAGAAGATTTAAATCAAATTGTTTTTGAATTTGTTAAACAATATGTTAAAGTTAACGAAAGAGGTGATTATATTTGTAAATCATGTAATGAAGTATTAGCTATACATAAATTTGTATATGAAGGAACGTATAATAAAGAACAAGATCAATTTATGACAACATCACTTGCTGTAACACAAAAACTACATGAACTGCCAAAATATATGGGTTTAAACCGTACAATTACAAATATTGGGAAAAATTTAGAAAAGATAGCATACATGGCTGATATTACTTACTATTTAGGTAATGATTTAGCTATGAAATTACATCGTAAAACAGTAACCAAAGATACTATTGATTTAATTTTATTACATACATCTTATTTAAAAAATCAACTTAAAGATCGTATTACTCAAGCAGGTGTTAAATATAATATAAATAAAGATTATACTAATCTATTCTTTTTTGAACTTAAAGATGAAATATTTTTAACTTCATCAACTGATACAGATTATTATAAAATTATTAAATACAACAATGTAATTTCATATTTAATATTAATTATTATTACTGAATTAAATTCTGGTCAAATATTAAATTTACGTGATGATAAAAGATGTAATTATTTCCTTTATTCTAAGATTGGCCAATCATTATTTAAGGATTTATATTTACGTGTTAATCAAACTGAAAAAATTTTAGTAAATAATATTCCTTTATTAGCATATTGTATTTTTTATTTTAGTTGTTTATTAACAAATAACCGTATTTGGCTATGGGCTACAAAAGAAGATAATAAAGATAATTTTAATATTAATATTCAAAAAACAATTATTCATACAGTTATTGATCTAATTAATACAATAATTGAAGCAAATTTAGAGAAAGAAAAAAATTATTTATATGAAATATTAGCTACTAGATTTACAATAAAAATCAAACATGTTTTTAGTGATACAAATTTATTATCAAGAATTAATGATAAAATAAATAAAAAAGTAAGTATTACACAAGATAATAAAATATCGTTTATTTCTAAAAAAAGTATATATTTACCATTGAATATTAGTGGTGAATTTATTACTGGTCCAAATAAAAAATATTGTGAAATTAGTACCAAAGTATTAAATAAAGTTAAATTTAAACCTGATGCAAATAAAATGGATTTATTAACTAATTGTGATGATGGACAATTCCACCAATGGATCTTTTCTGGTGGTAATTTAGTTTGTAAATTATGTAAAAAAGAATATTATGATATTCTAAAAGATACTAAAACAACAACTGAATCTGATACTAATATTAATTATTTTGATAAAATTAAATTAACATATACTAAAAAATTAACAAAAAGATATTGTTTAACTGGTACTACACATCAAATTGACCCAGCTACTGGTATTTGTAAAATATGTAAAATCAATCCAGAAACTTATAATTATACAAACAAAGAATTAAAACAGTTAGAAGATTATTTTAAGAATAAAGAAATAAAAGATGCTAATGATAACTTTAAATCTATCCATGAAAAGGAATTATTATTGAAGAAAACTAAAGAAATAAATAATAAAATTTTATCAAAATTTGATAGCAGATTTGAAGCAAATATAGTAAATAACTATTCATCTAACAAATTGGAAAATTATATTATCGATTTTATTGAAAGAATAATTAAAATTTTAGGTGTTAAAATTAAAATTAAAAACAAAACAACATATCTTAAAGATACATTATATATTCTAGATCATGATTATTTAGGAAATGATCTTAAACAAAATATAAATATATTAACAAGTGATAATTTAATTCAAACTATACAAAACCATCATGCATTTAATAGAGATGTTTTATATTATAAAGATAAAGCACATAAAGTATATGTATATTATGATATAGTAACATTACAATATTTAGGATATTCTGAAGATAACAAAAATATTAAAAAAAATAAAAATAATGCTTCCATTAAAATAGAATACTCTATCAAAGATATGTTATTGATTTTAGGATTAGAAAATATGTATACTAGTTTATATCATTTAGATTCTAGTCTTATTAATAACTTTACACCAGATAATAATAAAATTATTAATAATCTAATTAGAACCCGTGTTATTAACTTAAAACAAATAATTGCTCGAGTTCAATCAATTATTAATTCTATTAGAAATCATGGTAAAGTAAATAGATTCTATAATGTTGAAGAAAAAGATATTGTTAATGAATTTATTACCAAATTAAAGAATTTTAATCTAAAAGATGAAAATCAATCAAACTCCGTATTTAAGCATTCTAAATATATTTTAAGTTTAGTTAATGTTAAACCAATTTATGGTAATATAAACTTAGTTTACAATAATCAATATTTAGATAATAATATATTAAATACATCAATCAATGCCGATACTAAATTAATTTATTTTTTAGTTATGAATTTGAATAGATTATTAGATTATAATACATTACCAGCAATTGAATCAGAATTGGCTTATTTAATTATTAGAATTATTGAATATTCTTTTAAAATTTATTACAAAGAACATAATTATTTTGAAATAAGAAAGTTTGACTATTTGTTATTATCGGATATTCCTTATATTAACGAAACAGTTAGATTGGATGGTTTTTATCAAGAACTAGTTACATCTCAAGAAATTGACGATGAAAAAGTTAAAGAACAAAATTATGATGCCCAAGAGGCATTCGATTCATTAGATATTGATGATTATGATCAAGATGATGATATTGATGGTAATATGGAAGCATTAGATGGGGATATAGATACATAATAATATAATTAATTTATTATTAAATTAATTATACTTAATAATTTTTTAGGTATTTTAACTGCTTTTAATGTATCTATATTTCCTTTGTAAATTTAAAAATATTATTATTTATATTTTCACCAAATATATTTTTTATTTCATTTTTAAATCTTTCAGGTATTTCAACATTTTTTAAATTATTATTTGTAAAAACATTCATACCTATATATTGAACTGAATCTGGTATTTTTATTTCAGTTAATTTATTCTTTTTAAAAGCCTCAGAACCTATTTCAACTATATTTTTACCAAAATTAATTTTTGTTAATTTATTATCTGCAAAAGCACGAACACCTATTTCCTTAACTGAAGGTGGTATTATTATTTCGGTTAAATTATTTTTTTCAAAAGCAAAATTACTTATTTTTTCTATTTTTATATCGTCTCCAAAAATAATTTTTGTTAATTTATTATCTTCAAAAACACCATCACCTATTTCTTTAACTGAAGCTGGTATTGTTATTTCAGTTAAATTATTATTTTCAAAAGCATCCTTACCTATTGTTTCTATTTTGTTTCCAAGTTCAATTTTCATTAAATTATTATTTTCAAAAGCACTCACACCTATTTCCTTAACTGAAGCTGGTATTATTATTTCGGTTAATTTATTATAAGCAAAAGCTTTCACACCTATTGTTTCTATTTTGTTTCCAAGTTCAATTTTCATTAAATTATTAGTTGCAAAAGCCTCTTCGCCTATAACCTTAACTGAATCTGGTATTATTATTCTTTTTAATCTATTTAGATAAAAAGCACCATCATCTATTTTTTCTATATTTTTCCCGAATATAACTTTTTCCAATATACAATTATAAAAAGCTTTTTCTCCAATTTTTTTAACGTTCTCTCCTAATTTAATACTTTTTAAATTTTTATATTTATCATTTGGAACTATTGTTTCATTGTTTATTACCATTTCAGCAGCATCTTCTGTATATGTAATCTTTATTTTTTTTTCTATATTATTGTATTTAAATATACTATCTATATTATCTTGAAATCTTTCAGGTATTACAACATTTGTTAATGTTTCTTCATTTCCTTCAAAAGCACTAAAACCTATTTCCTTAACTGAAGGTGGTATTATTATTTCTGTTAATTTATTACTTTGAAAAGCCTGATCGCCTATAACCTTAACTGAAGCTGGTATTTTTATTTCTTTTAATCTATTTAAATAAAAAGCTCCAACACCTATTTTTTCTATATTTTCTCTAAGGTCAATTTTTCTTAATTTATTAGTTGCAAAAGCCCAATCACCTATTTCTGTTATATTTTCTCCAAATATAACTTTTCTCAAATTAGAATTTTTAAAAGCATTTGCACTAATTTTTATAACTTCATTTCCTAATATAATACTATTTAGATCTTTTTTACCTTTAACGACTATTTCATTGTTAATTTTATGAGCTTTTTCAGCAATATCAAGATCATCAAGAGCTTTTTCAGCAGCAACATCTTTTTCTTCATTTGTTGTAAATTCAAAAATTTTTATATTTTTATTGTCTCCAAATATATTTTCTATATCATCTTTAAATCTTTCAGGTATTTTAACTTTTGATAATTCATTACTATCAAAAGCTGAATTACCTATTTCAAAAACTGAATCTGGTATAGTTATTTCTTTTAATTTATTCATGTAAAAAGCAAACTCTCCAATTCTTCCTATATTTTCTCCTAATATAACTTTTTTCAATTTACACATTTGAAAAGCACCAAATTCTATAATCTTAACTGAATCTGGTATTTCTATTTCAGTTAATTTATTACCGGCAAAAGCATCTTTACCTATTTTTTCTATATTTTTTCCTAATATAACTTTCTCTAAGAAACTGCCACGAAAAGCACCTTCTCTTATATATTTAACTGAAGATGGTATTATTATTTCTTTTAATAAATTATTAGCAAAAGCATTCTTACCTATTTTTTCTATATTTTCTCCTAATATAACTTCTCTTAACCTACTATTCTCAAAAGCACCTTCTCCTATTTCTTTAACATTATTTCCTAATGTAATATTTGTTAAATTCTTATAAATATCATTTTTAACAATTTTTTCATTGTTTAATCCCTCATTTAATGCAAAAGCTTTTAAGGCAATAATTTTTTTTTCAGCAGCATCTTCTTCTTCACTTATTGTAAATGTAAAAATTTCTTTATTTATATTTTTATCAAATATATTTTCTATTTTATCTATAAATCTTTTAGGTATTTCAACTTTTGTTATTGTATTTATATTTTCTTTAAAAGCACCATCACCTATTTCCTTAACTGAAAGTGGTATTATTATTTCAGTTAATTTATTATTGGCAAAAGCATTTTTACCTATTTTTTCTATATTTTCTTCAATTATAATTTTTGTTAATATATTATCTTCAAAAGCAAAATCACATATTTCCTTAACTGAATGTGGTATTATTATTTCAGTTAATTCATTATTTTTAAAAGCTAAAGCTGCTATTTTTTCTATATTTTCTCCAAGTTCAATTTTGGTTAATTTATTATATACAAAAGCACCATCGCCTATAAACTTAACTGAAGGTGGTATTATTATTTCAGTTAATTGATTATATGCAAAAGCATAACTATGTATTTTTTCTATATTTTTTCCGAATATAACTTTTTCCAAAAGACACTGATAAAAAGCTTTTTCTCCAATTTCTTTAACGTTTTCTCCTAATGTAATACTTTTTAATTTTTTATATTCATTATTTGTAATGATTTTCCCAATGTTTATTTCAATAGGTTTTTCATCAGGGACAACTTCTTCTTTACTTGTTGTATATTCAATTATTTTTTCTTCTATATTGGGATCAAATATATTTTTTATTCTAGCTCTAAAACTTTCAGGTATTATAACTTTTGTTAGTGTATTTATATTTCCTACAAAAGCACCATTTCCTATATCTTGAACTGAATTTGGTATTACTATTTCTTTTAATTTATTTTTCTCAAAAGACCTAGAACCTATTTTTTTTATTTTACCCCCAAGTTCAATTTTCTCCAATTGATTCTTATAAAAAGCACCATCCCCTATTATTTCTAAATTTTCTCCGAATATAACTTTCACCAAATTACCCAAAGCAAAAGTATTTGCCTCTATTTCTTTTACTTTATCACCTAATTTAATATTTGTTAAATTCATATATTTATTATCGGTTGGTTGAACGATTATTTCCTGATTCAATGGGTTTTCTTCTATTTTTTTTTGTGGTTTATTTTGTTTTTTTTTTTTAGCAGAACCATATTGTTTTTTTTATTTTAAATATTTATTTTTATATTTTAAATATTTAATAGTATAATCCATATTATATATTAAATACTATATTATATTTTCAAGTTTAAAATACTTTTATATTTTTCATTCATAAGATCTATTAATTCTTCTGATTTTATAACTTTTTTTTGTTTTAATAATTCTGCGCCTTCTAACAACAATTCTTTTGAATTTCTTAATAAAAAATCAGAATAAGCATACGCATCATTTAATAATTTAAAAACTTCATCATCAATTTGTTCTTTATATTTTTCACTCATACTAGGATAAATTGAACTTTTACCCATACCATAATAATAAATCATTTTTTCAGTTAATTTACGTGCTTCCTCAAAGTCTGATATTGCACCAGTGGTTACTGAAACACCATATACTATTTCCTCCGCAATTCTACCAGCTAATAAAATCATTAAATGCTCAAATAATGCTTCTCTTGTTAAAATACTGGAAGCAGAACTTTCAAATACTGTATAAGCAGGACTTTTGGGAGATGATAGATTAATAACAATTTTTTTCATTTTTGCATGATTTTTTGATAATATACCAACAACTGCATGGCCTAATTCATGTACAGCAATATGATCAATAATATCAGATGTAAACTGGTGGCTAGTTGGTTGCCACCCTGCTAACATTTTATTCATTACTAAATCGATATCAACATCAGTAAATTCTTTACGATTATTTAGTAGTGCATTTAACATTGCCTCATTTAATAAATTTTCTAATTGGGCGCCAGATAAACCATTTGTCATTTCAACAAGATTACTAATAGTTACAGATGAATCAAATGGTTTTCCAGTTATATGAATTTCTAAAATTGCTTTACGTGTTTTATCATCAGGATTACTAATATATATACGTTTATCGATTCTACCTGGGCGAATTAATGCTTCATCAAGTAAATCAGCACGATTTGTAGCACCGATAATAAATACACCTGAAGTATTTTTAAATCCATCTAATCCAACAAGAAGTTCATTTAATGTACTATCTCTTTCATTTCCAGAAACATCACCATCACTAGATCTTTTACGCCCAACCGCATCAATTTCATCAATAAATATAATGCACGGAATATTATCAGTTGCTAATTTAAATAACTCTCTAATCCTGCTTGAACCAACACCAACATATTTATATTGAAATTCTGATCCAGAAACAGCAATAAATCCAGTATTTGCTTCTCCTGCTAATGCTTTAGCTAATAGAGTTTTACCGTTACCTGGTGGACCTTCAAAAATAAGTCCTTTTGGTACACGAACATTATATCCAATATATTTTTCATAATCTGATAATAAATCAACACATTGATATAACTCTTTTTTAATATTATCATATCCACCAACATCAGTAAAATTAACTGGAGATTTTTCTATTAATTCAAAATTTTCTGATTTTTTGTTTCCTTTTTTTTTATTTTTATTTTTTGATATATATGGGTTACCAAACATATCATAGTTTTCACTATCATCATCCGTTTCTTGTTCTGGAAATTTTATATATATTTCTGGGAATTTATTAGTTCTTGGTCTGTAAATATCATTAGAATTTTCAGGTCTATATCTTTCTTTATTATTACCAATTGGATATTTTTTTTTAACTTCTTTATTACCCCCCTTTAAAAACTGATTAAAAAAATCTAATTCTTCACGTGATACACTATATGAATCATCTTTTTTTAATTCATTTTGTAATTTTTTTTCTATTTCATCTAATTCTTTATCGTCTAGGTTTTCAAGTTTTTTTTGAAATTCTTTCATTTCTTGTTCTTCTTGTTCTTCTTCTTGATGTAAATTAATAATATGATATGTTTGTACTGATACATTTTTTGAATTTAACTTTTTTAAATAGTTTTCAATGTAATGTCCAGAAAGAGGATATTTTTTATTAGGAACTAAATATAGATTAGTTTTAGTTTTTGGAGTATTTAAAATAAATGATTGAACAGATACGAATAATAAAAATAAATATTTATACATTATTATTAATATATATTTACGTTTATATCATTTTTAAGTAAATAAAATCTAATTATATATAATTTATGAATCAAAAAATATTTAATAATATACTTCTTTTAATTATCATTCTATTTATAATTAAACAATTATCACCTGAACCTAATTCAGTTTTATTTATTTTAAAAAAATATATAAATTATTTTATGTTCCAAATTAAACAATTATTAGCAAAAATAGGTTTTGGTCAACTAGAAAATTTTGTTTCGCTTAAAACATTTAAGGGTCTACCAGAATTTGGCTCAACTGCACCTAGATATAAAACTTCTTATGAAACAAATTTTATTAATTTTTTTATGAAAAAACATCCAAATGTATCAGAAAATAAAATTAAAAAATTATATTATTATATTCAAGGATTAATTAGTATAGATATTGATCATACATTCTCAACACCTAGTGATAATGTTCCATATGATTTTAACACTGAACAAAAAAATAAAATAGAAAAAATACTATTAAACAAATTAAATAAAGATATGTTTAAATTTACTGATTTTAACTTTGAATCAGATCCAAAATATTATTTAAATTTTAGTGGTAAACAAGTTGATCCTTTTGTATTTAATGTTATGTGTAATTCAGATATAGGTTTATTAAGAGTTTATGTTGATCTTGATATTCGTAATGATGTTTTACAAAATAAAGAATATTTAGTTATTAATGAAATAAAGTTATTAAAAGATAAACAAGTAGTAATTACTAAAAAAGATATTTCAAATAATAACGATGTTAAAATTCATTATGACGCAGATGTAGATCCAAATAATTCCAACCCAAGTCAAAACTTTTCACAAGATTATTTTAAAATAGATAATATAGATGATTATGATAATTCTCTATCAAATAATAAAAATTTAGCTATAACTCAGGAATTACCAATAATCCAAAATGATTTAATGGATGATACTATGTTTATGCCACAAGAAAATAATCAAGCTTTTTCATATTCTCAAGAAGAAAATTTATATGATTTCACAAATGAAAGACCTAATGATAATACATTTATTTATAATGAAACTATAAATTACAATTAAATAAATTTAAAAATTTAATAAAAATTTACTTTAAATTTTTATTTTATAGGTATAGTTATATAATGGGAAAATTTGCAATGATAAGATCAGGCATTGAATTTGTAGTATTCTTATTTGTAATGCTTAGTTTAGTATATACTCCTGGTACAGCTACTAATAAACACAAATACACTAGTGAAGAAGATGGTCATGAATTAAAATTAGATGATGTCAAGATACCAGTTTCACTGTTATCATTTAGTTTATTATTATTAATAGCATCAATTGTTATGGGATTTAAAGATAAAATACCAGCTCTTAATAAACCTTAAATAATTTTAAATTAAATAATATATTTATATATATTATTTAATCAGTAACTTTATAAACTTTAAAAAATGGATCATTTTTTAATATTTCATCAGGTGTTAAATATTCTTCATTAATTAATATTCTACCACGGTCTGATACTAAGTCACCTTTTTTAAATTTATCTGGTACTATACGGTTTACAAATTCCTTTGCTTTACTTGGAATTGTAGTATCTGTAAAAAATTCAGGGAAAAATCCAGAGTGAGTTAATGTATTAAAAAAATAATGTACATCATAATATCTATTCTTAACTGGATTAACATTAATTTTTTTAGTCCAATCAGCTTCTACTTTTGAGTTATCTATAATACCAGGGATTGCTGCAAAATCAAAATCCCATAATTTAATCTGAAATCCAACATTTGTTACAACATATGATTGACCGTTAATAATATATTTATGTTTATCATTATTTGGTAATATTTTCATTTCATTAACTAGCAAATTATTTGCTTTTAAATCATTATGTCTAAAACCAGGATATTTTGATTGAATTACTGCTAATACAGAAAGTACCTGGAAAAATAATGTACGCCAATGCATAATTTTAAAAGTAGTATAATGTTTACGTAAATAATCAAGTAAATCACCTGCATTTGCCCATTCAGATACTAATACAGATACATTAGAATAATATTCGCCTTTTTTATATCTTTCTAAAAATTTATCATAACGTTTATTGTTTACAATATCATCCTTACTTAGTGATAAAAATGGTTTAATACTAGTATTGAATGTTGTTATTGGTAAAATAATATGTGGAGTTTGTTTGTTTATTACAAAATATGATAATAGTCGTATCATTAATAATTCTACATTTTCAGGTCTTTTAATATTATACATATCGCCATAATTTTCTTTTTTTGGATATGCAACTATTTTTACAGCATAATCTTTTTTTTTTGTTTCTTCATCAGGATGGACACCCCTAAATGTATGACCTGTTGAGCCACTTTTAATATACAATAATTTACCACCTAATTGGTTTATAGCAGTTGTAAAATCTAAATATCTTTTAGGTAATAGTTCTCTAATATCTTCTGATTTAATAGTTTCTGTTTTTAACTGCGAAGATTCACTTAAATGTTTAAAATCAACAATTGAATCAATATTTGTTTTATTCAACATTGCTTCAATATCATGTATTCTTTCAGGAATCAAAATTGATTTTTTCTTTTCCATAGTTAATTAATTATATATATTTTTTATTTTTTAAACTATAATTTTATTTTTCATATTATAGATTACTATTAGTAATACTACATGGGATGTATATAATTCTAAACTATTTTGTCCTATTTTTGTTAATATATTACTCTTTGAAAAATTCAAATCATTAATATCTACATGCTGACCAAATACAACGCCACATAACATTAATGATATCCATGGAAATAATGGGAACCAATCCATCATATTATTATGTGCCATTGCTCCTGTAATTGTATCTATTATTGGATTTACTTGTGGAGGGTTATATAATATACTAATTAATAGGATTAATATAGTTAATTTAGGATACGGAACAATAAATGATAAAATAAATGTAGCTATTGCCATGAAATGTAATATACCAAAACGTACAAAAATATCAGGATAATATATATAACTGACTAATGATATAATTAATGCATGAATAGCTATTTTAAATGAACGTTTAGCTCTTTTTTTCCCAGTTGAAGAAAATAAACTTAAGCTAACACCAGCTAAAAATATAAATAGAGTTCTTGCCATATAACCAGAATTATCAACTATTGGATTTTGTGAAAAAGATGTAGAATAATTATTAGAAACATCATAAAAATAAAATATATGATGTATTACCATTAATATAAATGCAATACCGCGTATGTTGTCAATTAATATGGTTCGTGTCATTATTAAATATTGAGATTTTAAATAAAAAATATAATTAGATAATTATAATTTTTATTTAATTTGTATTAATTGAAATAATTGGTTTTTTTGGTTTTCTTCCACGTTTTTTACTTTCACTTAGTGTTGAATCAGAAACTAATCTATCATTATTTGTACTAGTCTCTTCTTGTGTATCAGTAGTATTTATGTTTGTATTATTATTCTGTTGAATTTTTTTAATTCTACTTAAAATATCTTGTACATTTTCAGGTGCTCTTATTTCTGGAACATCTCTACTTGCACTTTTATATACTGGTTGAAATTCTTGGTTATTTTGTTGTACTGATTGATATGCTTTTTGGGTAGTTTGTTGAAATGATTGTTGTAATGGCTGGATAGATGGTTGAAATACAGGTTGTTGAGTTGGTTGTTGAGTTTTAGTAGTTTGTTGTTTTAATTGTTTATCTCGTTCACGTAATGCTTGTTTTTGATTTTCAAGATTTATTTCTTGAGCAGACATAAATTTACTTTCGTTTTTTGGTGGAGCCATCATTTTATTTAACATACCTGTTGCTGCTGTACTTATACCGGGCATTCCTCCTAATTGAGTTTTTGAAAAATGGAATGCGGCACCAGATGCAAATAATAATAATATTAATCTAACTTCAGCTGGTGTAGATTTACCAGTACTCTTATATTTTTCATATAATTCCTCAATAATATCATCATAAGAATCTATTTCAACACTCATGTGTTCTGACCAACCTGATAATTTAAAATCAAATGGATCATATTTATCGTTTGCAAACTCAACTAATGAAATACCATTTAATAATATACTTTTATAAAGCTTAGTTCCATTACGTTTATCAGCGAAACTTTTTAATAATGCATATTCATACTCCATTTCTTCGATAGATGAATTAAAATCATATTCTTTAGTTAATTGATATCCTTTAGATTTTATTTCACTTAATCTTCTTAGTAATTCTATCTTTTTCATTCGAATTTCTTGAGGACTTAAAGTATATGTTGGTATACTTGGTTCTACATATGGTATTGATGTATTTACTTTACTTGGTCCACCTAAATTGATTTTTTCAATTTGTGGTTTTGCACTTGATGATCGTTTACTTGATGATGAAGATGAGGATGATGAAGATGATGTTGTTGATTTTTTACTCTTTTTTGATTCAGATGAATTAATAATATTATCAAGATCAGAATCGCTATCAACTTTAACTGTATGCATAATTTTATCTTTATTAGCAACCATATCAAAGTAATAATCAGTATCAGACGTTTGTCTTTTCATTTCAGTTTTAACTTCAGATTTAGGTCCATTTGTTAATAATTTATTACCTTTGTTATCTAAATAATTTATATTTATCTCAGATGATGTTTCTGAACTCATGAATATATTATAAGTATAAATATTCTTTTCTTTAATTCAACGCATAAAATGAAAAATATTTATAATTTTTATTCATAAATATTTTTTAGAGCGTTTTATATATTATGAAGTAACTCTTTTTCTTGAATTACTTGACCTAAACTGACATAATAAATTGCTAATAATAATGTAATAGGTATATTTGTATTTCCATAGTAATATAAACTTAGAAGGAAAACTATTTTAAAAATAGGATTTTTATAAATTGATTTGACTATTTGTGGTAAATTATCTTTATAATAAATATATATAGCAAAACTGATTATGTAAATTAATAAAACTATATTATTATTCATATATTTTAAAATAGAAAAAATTTAATATCTAAATTATCTTAATACTATTTTAATACAAATGAATTATTGTTCATTAGAAGATGCTTGGAAAAATTCTGATTATATCAGTGACCAGTTTAAAAATTATGATAATCCATATGATAAAAAAAATAATATAGAAAATTTTGCAGATATAAAATATCCAATTGGTGATAGTGAATTAAATTATCAACCACCAGCAAATGATAATTATCAACCTAATCATCGACCCAAAAATAATAATCATCATATACCATTCAATCATCATAACAATATTTTATCATGTGATGATTTTTTAGATCATATTAATACTTGTAGAACATGTAGAACAAAAATAAGAGAACGTTTTTCTTCTAAATTAGCTGATCGTTTACAAAATGTAATTTTAGATAATAAAGATAATGTATTATTAAGTTTAATAGCTGTTTTTATTTTAATTTTCTTCAATTTATTAATTTCTATTTTTAAAAAATAAAATTATAATGCCATTTGATTTGATGACATTGGATCAAATGACATTCCATCATCTTCACCTTCGTATTCCCAATCTAAATTTTTTAAAGTATTTTCACCAAATCCTCCTTTTTTAATTTGATAATCATTATGATTTTTTAGTTTTTTACCTGGATTATTACGTTTAACATCATTGACAATATCATTATAAACATCTTGAATTTTACGTTCAGAATAATTTATTTTTGAAAAATCAACTGGATTATATATTTCAGCATCGGAAGGTTGAAAAAATTTAGTATCATAAATAACATCTTGTTCGCATGGTAAATTAGTTTTTTTGTATGTATCCCTATAATTAGGTGCATAGATTACATCTTTATTATTTTTTACTATATTATTATTTTCTTTGGTTAGATTATTATATGTATTCAATTGATTTTTATTATCGCTTAATTCTAAATTATTATTATAATTTATAATGTCGATATTTTGATATTTATATACTTTATCATCATTATCTTTATCATATGCATCATATTGTATATCGCCAAATTTAGGAATACGGGCTTTAAAACTAAATGTATTATTATCATTCATATTTGTACTAACAAATTTTTCTTTTTTAGTTATCAATTTTATATTATTTAATATGAAAAGTATTATAATGATTAATATAATATTTTGTACAGTTAACATTATTATATTAATTATTAGAAATTTATTTATTTACTATTTTTACTTTGAGATGTTTACATTTAGATTTATTTTCATTAAAATAATCATCAAACCCTGTATAGATTTCTTTTGCTGAATAATAAACAACAATGCCACCCATAACTGCAATAATTATTACAAATAAAACTATAAGTGCACCCATTAAACATTCCCCTGGATCTTTGCAACCACTAGAACCACTAGAACCACTAGAACCACTAGAACCACTAGAACCACTAGAACCTTTAGTAATACTTAGACTACTAGCACCTAATGAATTAACAGTATCCCCAGCTAGAGAACCAACAGTATTAGCAGTAGTACCAGCTAGAGAACCAACAGTATTAGCAGTAGTACCTGCTAGAACACCAACAGTATTAGCAGTAGTACCTGCAAATTCACCAACAGAATTAGCAGTAGTACCTGCAAATTCACCAACAGAATTAGCAGTAGTACCTGCAAATTCACCAACAGAATTAGCAGTAGTACCTGCAAATTCACCAACAGAATTAGCAGTATTATTAGCTGATGTTTGAACGCCTGAAATGGCATTATCTAAAGCATTAGGTTGACCACTATATTTAGGGTTTCCAAATTTATCAGTTCCTTCAAATTTTTTACCTATAACTTCTCCTATTAATACATCTCTACCTAGATTAGGATTATTATTCATAAAAGGTGCAATACTTGGATCTACAACTGCTTTACCATCATATTCGGGTTGGCCAAACTGGTTATATCCAGTTAAAGGTTTATTTATAGCCAACCCTACTATTTCATCTCTTGCAAGATTATTATTAGTAGGATAAAGATTACCGAATGAGTTTAACATATTTGTTAATAAAAATGTTGATTGTGGTATGTTTTTTTTATTAGGAGGTATTATAAGAAGATCATTTCCTTTTACTTCATTAAATAAATATTTGTGTGATCCAACAAAACCATTTCTAATTGTTCCGGAATCAATTATTAAAATTGAATCTATAAAATTTTTTTCATCTTCATCATTAAGATTAAATTTACTATTTAATAATTTCATAATATTTGTTATTTTTGTTTTATTTGTCTCAAAAAAATCTTTATCTAATTTAAAAGTATTAACACCAAATCTCCAAAAACTATTTATATTAATAGAATCACTTTCAGTAATATCTATGTTTAAATTTTCTATAATTTTTTCTATATCTGTACTAGATGCATCTATAATATTTTTTTCTTTTAATAATTTTGAAATTTTTTCAGAATACCATTTTACGTATTTTAAAAAATAACTATACAAAAAACCATAATTTTTTAAAGTTACATGAGTTAACTTGTTTGATTTATTTGCTAAATAATATGTAGTTGGACCTAAAAAATTAGTAAATTCATTAAAATTAGGGAATGTTTCATCATATTTATACTTTTCGATATCACAAATGCTAGCTTTACTAGAATAAAAAATACAATAAATAACAGGAACAACACCACCTTTTTGTTCATTTTGCAATTCTATATATTTTTTTTTGTACTTTAAATATTTATTTTTATAATAAATATTTTCCATTATATATAGATTTATAAAATTTCTATTATATCAATTAAACACCATATTTGTCTACCACTTTCTTCATCTTTAAAATAAATTTTATTTTCAGATATTTTATTTACATGTCCTTCATACTTGGTCCATCTTACTATAGTTCCTATTTTTATTTTTTTTCTTAATTTTTCAAGATGTTTTTGATATTTTTCATAATTGGTATCAATAATTTCATATTAATTAAATTTACAAACTTTTACACTTTTATCTATTTTATAAATTATATATTGTGGTTTGATATCAATTACAATACCTTTATTTTTTTTACATTTAATTGTCATTCCTACTTTAATATTTTTTGTTGCCTTTTCTTTTTCTTTATTATATTTGCCAATATCACCTTTTAATAAGTCATGAGTAATTTTAACATGTCGATACATATTATAAACAAGTGTTTTAAACTGATGATTATGTCCAGATTTTAAATCGTTTGTATAACCATCATATAAAAATAAAATTAAATGAGTTATTTCATGTTCCATTAAATTAATTAAAACTTCAACTATATCATTACAAATTATTCCAGCGATTTCAATGCTTTTGAATTTATCATTGTGAATTTTTTCTAAAATACTTACAGAAAAAACTAATTCTACTTTATTATTATAATATTTACACATACCTGCAACATTTTTATATTTATTAGAAATATCAAAATCAATATCAATACCATTTTCATCTAATTTTTTTTGAATAGAATTTTTAAAATATAATTTATCAAAAATCAAAAATAATTTCTCGACAATTGAATCAGATAATTTAAAATTATCAATTTTAATATTTAAAGCTTTTTTAATTTTTTCATGATTTTTTTTAATTTGATCAGTATCTATTTTTTTTTTTTAAATAATAATCTATTTTTTTATCTAAATCAGAGGAATTAAATCTTGCTTCCATTATATAGTATTATAAATTAATCTTTCAAAATCCAGTTTTCTGGTAAACAAATATGAGTAACTTTAAACCATTCTAATGTACTCTTTAATGTTTGAATACCTGTTTTGCCAACATTTTTCATATTTTTAGATTCTTCATATGAATAATCAGAATATGAATGTATTATATGTTGGTTTTTAACATTTCTACCGGAAGAATCAGTAATAATAGCTACATGACCTTGTTCATTAACATTTATATAATTAGCTATTAATAATGTTCCTATAGGATATTTTTTTCTAAAGTTTATTTCTTCTAATCTTTTTTTACGTTTAAGATAACGAAACCATGTATATGTTGTTCCAGGATATTTTAAACCTAATTTACCTTGTTTTCCATCTAAACCAGGAATAGATAAATTTAAGTATCTTCTTACCAAATTAATTAAACCAGTGCAAACTATACATTTATCTTCTTTTTTTATTTGTTGTGAACTAATTGGTTTACCATTTTCTGCCCAAAATTTATCATTTCCTTGTATTTCTTCTTTTTCATGCCACCACCTATATGGTATATCAATGAAAGTTTTAGTATAGTTAATTACCTCTACTATTTTATCCATTTTACTAATATCATTTCTAATTAATGATTTTGTTTCAAATTTTTTATCCATTAAAAGGATTTATAAAAAATTTGAATTAGTTTAATTTTATAATATATATTTAAGTTATTAATGGATAGTCTAATTAAGAATATAATTAAAAACCCTTATGATGCCGATTCTTTGACACAAGAAGAATTAGAACAAATAATTACTCTAGCAGCTGATAAATTTTTTAATACCAAAAAACCAATTATGGAAGATAATGTGTATGATATTTTAATTGATTTTCTTAGAACAAAGTTTCCTAAATCAAAAGTACTTAAATCAGTTGGTACTAAACTTAAATCTAAGAATAAAGTTAAATTAGATTATCGGTTAGGATCAATGGATAAATTTAAACCAGGTTATAAAGAACTAGAAAAATGGACCAGTTTGTATAGGCCTAAGTATGTAATATCAGATAAATTAGATGGAATATCCGCTTTATTAATCTATAGAACTAATAAAACTATTAATTTGTATACCCGTGGTACTGCTTTAGAAGGTTTAGATATAACACCATTAATTAAATACTTTGATTTGCCAACTTTGGAAACAATTGTTGCTAGTAAAATTAAAGCAAGCAAATCAGATATTGTGATGGCATTTAGAGGTGAATTAATTATTGATAAAGAAACTTTTACAAAAAACTGGAGCAAAGTAATGAAAAATGCACGGAATACTGTTTCTGGATTAGTTAATAGTAAAAATATTAATCCTCAGTTAGCTATTGACACCAAATTAGTTTTATATGAAATAGTTGATCCACTTATGACTATCGAAGATCAATATAAAACTATTAAAAAATTGGGTTTTAATACTGTAACATATAAAATTGTTTCTAAAATTGATTATGAATCACTTTCTGAATATCTTAAAAAAAGAAGATCAGATTCTGAATTTATGGTTGATGGTATTATAGTAACACATAATGAAATACACGAAAGAAATACTAAATCCAACCCTGAATATGCATTTGCTTTTAAAGATATTCTAGAAGATCAAGTAGCCAAAGCAACTATAAATACTATAGAATGGAATATTTCAAAAGATGGTTTAATAAAACCTGTTTTAATTTTAGACCCAGTTCAAATTGGAGGTGTTGAAATATCACGTGTTACCGGTCATAATGCTAAGAACGTTGTTGATAATAAACTTGGACCTGGAGCAGTAATTGAATTAATTAGATCAGGCGATGTAATTCCATATATTCAAAAAGTAATAAAACCAGGTAAAGTAGTTTTACCTACAGGTAAATGGCATTGGAATTCAACCAATGTTGATATTATTTGCGATTCATTAGATACAAATGAAGTATTAATAAAAAATATTTATTATTTTTTCTCATCGTTGGATACTAAAGGATTAGGTGAAAAAATAGTTGAGAAATTAGTTAACGCTGGTTTTAATTCAGTAAAAAAAATATTACAAGCAACTGAAACTGATTTTTTGAAAGCAGAAGGTTTCAAAGAAAAATCAGCAAAAAATTTAGTTGAATCAATTAAAAAAGCAGTAACAAATATTAAGTTAACTAAATTTATGGCTGCAACTAATAAACTTGGTGCTGGTTTAGGCGAAGAAAGAATGAAACAAATAATAGAAAAGTATCCTAATCTATTATCTGACTATAAAAAATGGTCTGAAACTGAATTTGTAAACAAATTAAAAGAATTATCTGGTTGGGAAGAAAAAACTAGTTCATTATTTGTATCTAATTTTGATACTTTTATTAATTTCTATAAAGATATCCAAAGTTTAATAACTATTGAAGCTGTACAAATTAAGAAAATTACCAAAAATAAATATACGGATATGGTTATTGTAATGTCTGGTTTTAGAGATGCACAATTACAAAAGTTTTTGGAAGATTCAGGTGCAAAATTAACTAATTCTGTTAGTAAGAATACTGATTTTTTAATTGTCAAAGATGAAGCAACTATAGCTGATCAAACTGGTAAAGTTAAAAAAGCATTAGAATTAGGTGTTGATATTATTACTAAAGATCAAGTTAATTAATTTATATTTATTATATGTTAATTTATATAAATCAGGATATTCAATATCTAATTTAATAAAATAAATACACTGAATTAAATTATAAAATCCAAAACCAATTGTAAAGTGCCATAATGGATGACCTAATAATAAAATATATGAATTGAAATAATCACATAGTTTTTCAGTACAAGTCCAGATAAAAACACTAGTAATAATTGTAACTATTGAAAATATTAGTTTATCTAATATTTCTCTTTTTTTATCTATTTTAATTATATTAAGTAACCTAATTATTTTATATAACAAAATAAAAGATAAAAATCCAAAATTTTCTGGAAATGAATATCTATGATTAACCATACCATTAACAACTAAAAATAATACAACACCTGTTAAATAAAATAAAACTTCCAATTTAATATATATAGTTGGGTACGGATTCAATATCCTATAGATATAATCAACATATAAACTTCCTAATGTAATACCTAAAATCATCGGTAATTCATCCATTAATCCCCAACCTATGTTACCAGTCCAATGATAACCAACTGATCCAATTCCTAATATAATTATTAATGAGTTAACAGTATCAATAAAAATATCTGCATTTGGTGTATAAAATAATCCATACCAACCAAAACAACTAATTAAAAATGAACTTATTGAATTTAAATACTCTGGTATCCCTAATAATTTGCTTTCACAAAATGAATGATCTTTATTATTCCATTCCATAATTTAAATATATAAACATTTATTTATATATTATCTGTTTTAATATATAGAAGTAATGTACAGAGAAAAATACATTAAATATAAAATTAAATATAATAAATTAAAAAATGGAATGCGATCTTTTGGATCTCAGTATTCAGCTGAAATGAATGAATTATATGATAAATCAATTGTTCCTTCAATAGTAAATAATTATGGTGTTTGGACAGAATTACCGCATGAATTATACGTAATTGGTGATATTCATGGTGATTTTTTTACATTAAAACAAAGTTTAGAATTAACTGAATGTGTTAATTTTGATCCCGATCCAGAATTAATAAAACAAAATGGTAAAAAAATAGAAATATTAGATGGATGCAATTATTATTCATTAGAAAAGAAAAATATCAAATGGAACCCAAATAAAAAAAACTGTACTATTGTTTTTGCAGGTGATATAATAGATCGTTGTAGACCACATCCTAAATATAATCCAGAATGTATGAATACAATTAATGATGAAGATTGTGATTTACAATTATTAAAATTATTATTTGAATTAGATAAATTAGCACAAGTATATCATTCTAGAGTTATTGTTATTTTAGGTAATCATGAATTATTAAATTTACAAAATGATCTAAGATATGTTAGTAATAAAGGTAAACAAGATAATAATAGAACACAAAATATTAAAAATTTACTTTCTAATAATATTAATAATATATATGGAATTGTTAGAATTAATAAATATGTAATAGTTCATGGTGGAATTAATGATCAATTTTTTAATGAAATTGATCTACCTGAAACAGGTGACCAAGAAACTATACAATCATTTAATTTGTTTTTAAGAACAAATATTGAAAAATCAATTGTAGATGATATTTTATCTAAAGATTTTAATGATATTTTATCTAAAGATACTTCACCATTTTGGGATAGAACATTAGGTGGGATGGAGCCACTTAATAAAAATCAGTGTAAAATTATTTTTAAAGATAATATATTGAAAGTTAAATCATCATTAGATGATTTAAAAATAATAGTTGCACATTGTCCTCAATTTAATATTAATAAAAGTATTGGAATATATAATTGTCAAGAATTTGAAAATAAAATAATTAGAATAGATGTAGGTATGTCCAGAGCATTTGATTCATATATTATTAGTGAAGATTTAATGAAACTATTAGAAAATATAGACATTAACACGTTTGATCATTTATCCTTTTTATTTAATTCTGAAGATATAGCTAATAGAAATGTTACTATACTAAAAATAAATTCTGAAAAAGAGTCAACACTAAAAGGTCTATTGTCTGTTGAATATTTTTATAATACAGTATTTAGTTTAACAAATAAAAAATTAGCAATGTTATATCTATTAACTGATTTAAGAAAAGTTATATCTAGTGAAGAACTATTAATTAGAAGACCACATTTATTAGATTGCCTAACAAAAATAGATTCTATAATAAATTCTAATTTTTAATTAATAAATATTGGTTATCTATTAACTGCCCTTTGCAATTATTTGTTGCTATAAAATCATCAAATGCTTTTATAACTCCATAATCACCATAACATCCTTGTAACCATTCTATATGAACATCATTTTCGTTATTTCTTCTAGAATTATCTGTATCAACAGCATCATCACCTATTATAATTCCACAAGATTTAGTTTTAACATACCAGTCACAAATATCTTCATATACATATTTATATTTATGGTTACCATCAATATAGACAAAATCTAAATTATCAGGTACATCATTAATTGCATCATGTGAAAACTTTCTAATAAATTTAACACGATTACCATATTTATAAATTAATTTATTTTTTGTTTCATTATATAACTCATCGCCAGTTACATTATTAATACTATCAACATAGTCATCATATTTAAGATATGGATCTATACAATATAAAGTACATGTTGGATTACAACTTAAAATAAAATCGGATAATTTACCAGTATCTGTACCAATCTCAACAAAAACTCCATTATCTATATTTATATGATTTTTTATAAAATCAAATCTATTAAATGACTTTTCAAAATATTGTAAAGAATTTGGCCATTCAGTTTCACTAATAAATAACTCAAATAATTCTGGATTCTTGAAAAAACAACGTAAATATACATGTTGATCATCATCAGTTATACCATTAATATATAATTCATTTAATGCTTTATGATATAGTTCATTAAATTCTAATAATAAATCTTTTGGACCACCAAAAAATGATCCTGTAAATTTTTCAGGAGCATTTTGTAATGTATATATAAAATTATAATCATTAGTAGATAATTGATTTCTTAAACAAAAGTTTATTTTATTTGTATTAAACTTTGTAATATCTAAGATATTAATTGGAAACAATGTTTTTACATTTTTCAATATCGAAAAATGATAACCAAAATCTACCCAACAAATAAAATTAGTTGTTAAATTATTAATTATAGCATAATTTATAAAATCTATTTTAGAATGATTAATAATATTGTATTCTGAATAATTATTTTCAGGATTTATACTATCACCAACTAAATTTCTATAATATTGTGATTCTATTATTTTTCTATCACGTTCTAGTTGTGACCATGCCCAAATATTATTATCTAACCATTCTCTGTTTATTGGAATAAACTGTTTATTTTTTTGATTATTTAAAATTTTATTAATATAACGGTCATCTATAAATACGATCATTTTATAATCAAGATTAAGATAATTTAAAAATGAATCTAAATAGTTATCTACACTTCTTGATTTTTCATTCCAATTACCTCTATTTATGTCAAAGAATGCTGAAACTAATGTTATCTCTTTATCTTCATTATTAAAAGTATGACTTGTAGCCATTGAATAATATTTAGTATCTAATATATTTTTATTCAAATTAAAAGTTATTGGTTTATTAATAAATACATCCATAAATTTTTTCATAACTATATCTGGTTTATATTCAGTATATGCACGCCAATTATCTCTTGAATTTATTATTTCTTTAATATTACATAAAATATTAAATAATTCTTCAGCTGTATTATAAATAATAGCTTTATCTCCTAATTCATTTATATGTGCATTTTCATTAAATGAAACACATGTAATAATTGGTTTATTTAATATTGAAAATTCGCCAACTGATAAACCAAATGTTTCACCATCACTTCTAGCATGAATCATTGCATCACATGTATTAATAAATTTAACTTTTTGATATAGATCAATAATTTGATTCAAATAAATAATTCTAGGGTGATTATAAAAATTATTTGTATTTACAAATAAAAAATAAACATTTTGATTTCTTTCTAAGAATTCTTTTATTACTGTATGAACTACTTCTATGTCAAATTGATAATAACCACCATGACGACCAAGTACTATTGCATCTTCTGGAATATTTAGTTCAGATCTCATATTCTCATTACATTCAGGTAAATTTATCATATGTGGAACATATTGGACATCGTAATTGTTATGTTTATCAGCTAAGTATTTAGATACAGTTGCATATTTATCACCATATGGATCAACAGTAAATACTGCATGTATTAAATTAGGGCAGTTTCTAACTAATCTATTTTCATGAGCAACACCATTATTTATATTATAGAAATAATTAATTTGTTCTGTGATAACTATATTATCTAGTTCATCTATACTATCATAAGCATAACATTTAAAATACTTTGTAAATTTTTCAATAACTTCTTTATTATTTTGAGGACTATTTTTATTAAAAAATATAATACTCTTATTATTATATATTTGTTGATTATAATATGCATAATCAAACAAAGCTATAGTTGTACCTCTTTCACTTAATGAATAATCATGAAACCCAATAGTTAATACTTTATTAGTTATTATATTATCAGCTAAATTTTTAAAGAAACATTGATTTGGATCATTAAATATATTTAACCAATAATCCGTAAAAATTGGTTCTTTAAAATAACTTGCATATAATTCATCATCATTGTCTACTTTAATAATATGTTCTATTAATTCATCAAAATCTTTGAAATCATTTGCATTTATAAATGTTTTAGGATTAAAATCTAAGATAACACTATGATTACCCCAATAAATAGGAAGACATCCTGATTTAAATACATCACATAGTTTTTCTGTACAATAACCAAACGAATCTTTACTTTCAAAAGCTAATGCAAATTTATATTGTTTATTATGTTCAGTTTTACCAGAACAATTAATTCCTAATGGTATAGGACCACCAATATTATTCAAATAATTTCCTCCACAATCTACTTTTTTATATTTTGATAATTTTTCAACAAAAATAGCTCGATTATTTGTTAATCCTGGACCAGAAGCAATAAATGAACAAAATTTATTTCTTTTTTCAGGTTTAGATCTAGTTAACAATTTATAATCCATATAACATACCCACAATGGTAATCTTGTATTAATATCAGATGTTAAATCAAAAGTAATATTATAATTTGCATCTGGTTGAACTCCATAAGGTTCACCCGAATAAAAAACTTTATAACAATTATAATTTAAATGACTATTGCCAAAAATACTATAAAATAATACATCTGGATTTTCATTTGGACTTACAACAGTTACTCCAAGATTGTTACCACTGGTTTTTAATAAATTAATAAAAAAATTATTATTATAATCAAAATCACCACCACAATATTCTTTAACCCACCAATCGCAAAATGCAATTGTTATATGTCTTTTTTGCCTAGAATTATTAAATTTTAAAAATTGATTATCATATAATATATCACTACCTAAATTATTAATCTGAGAACAATCGACAATATTTTCATTTAATGAATTATAACGTATTACATTACCATAAGAATGTGGATTATCAATAGCGGATTTAATTGAACATTTATTTATAAAATTAATAATTTTTTGAGCTCCTTTTTTACTTATTATATATGCAAATGTAACATTACTAATACAGTTATCAAAATTTATATTTACTTTTAGATTATTTATATCTTCATTTATTTTTTTTGTTTTATCATAATCTCCTAATCGTAAATGATCAATGTGATCATATTTTTCAAATTCATTACAACAAAATTCTAATTTCTGTTTAAAATTATTACATAATTTTATATCATCTTCTAGAACTACATAATAATTATTCTTATCATCATTTATTAATTGAGTCCAAATATTAATATGACTTAATGCACAACCTATTATTCCTTTTTTATAATTAAAATCATTACGTTCAAACATTTGTTGTAATTCGAATGATTCAATTAATTGAGACCCATCAACTGCTTCATAGAATTCGTAGTTATCTATATTATGATGTAACATTTGGTTTTTAATTAATTCTTTCCTATCCGGTCTTCTTTTTAAATTAACAATTTTAATATTTGGTTTTGTAAAGTTGACAATATTATCAACTAAATTTTTAAAAAATGTATGGTTTGGATCATTAAATATATTAGTCCAATATTTTGTAAATACTGATTCTTTAAAATAATTATTATATACTTTGTCATCATTATCAACTTTAATGATATAATTAATTAACTCATCAAATGTATCAAAATTAAAAGCATTAATATAAGAATTACTATTTAATTCATTTAAATTGTGCCAAAAAATTGGTACAGTACCATCTAAAAATAAATATAAATATTTATAATAATTTATAGGTAGATCAAATATAATACTAAATTTATATTTTTTATTTGAATCATGTTGTTCAAGATCTTTATATTTAAATTTAACATCTAATTTACCATGGTATGAAATAATACTATCTGATGTTAATATAACACGTTTACTATGTAATAGTTTCTTAATTATTTTATTATTATAACAAAACCATGAAGGTAATTTTGTATTAACTAATGAATTATTAGCTAGTACTATATTATAATCTGCATTTTGATTTATAATATCGGTTTTATTTGAGAAAAATACCTTACGAATATTTTTTGGTAAAATAACATCAGGTTCGCTATAAATAATAATATTTGGATTATCATTATCTATAATTACATTCATATTATTACCATATTCATTAATTAAATTAATAATAAAATCAATAGGATATTCAAAGTTATAAAATCCTATTTTTACAATTTGTTTGTTACTTGGTTTTAAATTACTAAAATCAAAAACATTATCTGTAGATTGAATATCACTATCAATATTACTTGTTTTACAATTTAAATAACTCTCAACTAGTTCTGCAGAAACTATATATTCATTTAATACATGATAGTTTATTATACAGTTATAACAAAAGGGATCATCAATTGCACATTTAATACTGGTATTTTTAAAATAATTAATTATTTTTAAAGCTGCTTTTTTACTAATAATATAAGCAAATGCACCACCTAAACCATTAGCATTATAAGTAAATGGTTCTGTTTTTAATAAAGCAATATCTTCATTTAATTTTTTGTTAGAATAAAAATCACCCAAGTATAAATATTCCATATTTTCTTTTTCAAATTGTAATAAACAATAATCCAATTTCTTTTTAAAATTACTAGTCAATTTGATATCATCTTCGAAAATTACATAATAGTTGTTTCTATTATCATTAATTAATTTTTCCCATAATGTTATATGACTTAATGCACAACCAATAATTCCTTTTCGATAAAGAAAATTATTTCTTTCAAATAATTTAAAAATATAATCAGATAATAATAATTCTTGTCCATTAATTGCTTCAAAGAATTCATAGTTTGATATATTTTCTTTAATTAGCTGATCATAAATGATCATCTTTCTATCTTCTCTTTTTTTAAGATTTATAATTTTAATATAGTTATTATTTTTAAAAATTAGATCATCCCATAGTTTGTATCTTTCTGACCAAGTACATGTTTCTGCATAATTTTTTCCAATTAAACGTAATAATTCTTTTTTTTGATCACTTAATTCTATTAATGGTTGCAATTCGTTATTTTTTTCTATTTGTATACCATAATCTCCTAAAGTACTTAATAATCCAGCAACTGGATAATATAAACAAATTACATTATTATATAACATTTCCATTGCAGTAATGCATGATGTTTCTTCAAATGTACTAGGATACAACCAATATTCTGATGATGCCATTAAATTATATAAATTTTCTGGTGATAATTTTCCTAGAAATTCAATATTACTAGTATTATTTATAATATCTAGTTGTTTTAATTCTTCTTCATCTCTTGGATAATTATTATATGTTGCTATTTTAAGTTCAGCATTATAAAATAGTTTTGAAATATCTGGCCATAATTCTAATAATCTAGTTAAACCTCTTGTAGGACACGATGTATAAATAAAACGATTTTTTACTTTTGTTACATTATTATTACTAAATAAATCTAATTTAATACCATTATTTATACACACTATTTTGTTTTTCAAACTCCCATATAAATTTTCACATATTTCTTTATGCCATTCTGTTTGACAAATACATTTAGTAATACGGTGAGCCCAATTTGTTAAAATAACATTTTGATCTAAATTACTATTATAACTTAATAAAGTTTTATCATGGACCCAAATAAATAAATTATTAGTTGAAAAATATGGATATAATTCAAAGAAAGCTAAAAATCTAGATACAATTATAGTATGAAATGCTGTATTTCTAATTAATTTAGGTAAATTTATATTATTTACATATTTTATATTATCTATTTCTTCTTCTTCTACTTCTCCAGCTATATATATTTCATAATCTTTTGGAAAATATTTTGATAAATATGCAACAGCTGTTTCAGATCCACCTAATGCATTAGTTAAACTATATGTTAAATTCCATTTACGATCACACCATCCAGTAAAAAATAATATCTTTTTACTATTTATACATTCAATTTGTGTAAATGAACTTTTATAAATTCCACACGATGGAGAAATAATAGTGTAATCAATATAAAAATTATGTTTAATTAATTCATCAAGATATATATTTAATTTGTCTTTGTTTACTTTATCAATATATAATTGTAAATTATATAAGATATTATTTAAAATATTTTGTTCTATATTCATATTCATTTTTGTAAATATAATATCATACATATTAAGCGCTAATAATAAATTATCAGTTTTAAAAGCACATATTATAATATATGCTGCTAAAGTTTCATCAATATCATTCTTTTGTATTAGTGAATAATACATTAAAGCAATATTATATTCATTTAGTTCAACATAGTATTTGATTAATAAGTAAATACCTTCTATTCTATTTTTATCATATCTATATGATTCTACTAAATAAGCTAATCCCATTTTTTCTTGATTAGTAATTTTATAAATATTATATAGGTTTATACATGCAGTGTATTTTTCTTGATAATATCCATCCGCAATAGTTAATAATTTATGATAATATTCACAAGCATTATCATAAATATTATCATAGTAATATTTTTGTGCAGAACTAAATAAATCAATGGGGTCCATTAATTATATTTATAATTTATAATTATTTTTAAACTAATATATTTCTGGCATATAAATGAGCGTTAATTTTCTTCGAAATTTAATTGGATATTAGTTGAAAAATTATTTTCTTTTAAAAGTTCTAGGTAATTTTCTAAATCTATAAAAAACTCAGGTGATGTTACATTATCAACATAATATTGTAAATTATATAATAATACATCAATTAATTCTTGTTTAATATTCATATTTTGTTTATTGAATATTATTTCATACATTTTTATTCCAATTTCTGGTTTATCAATACATTGTGAAATCATAGTTGCAGGTAAAACATATTCATAATCTACAGCATTAACATATAATTTTTTAAATATATTATCGTTTAAATATTCATTCTCATAATATTCTTGAATTAAAGAATAGTAAGCAAAAACATCATCTTTGAGATCTAATTTAATTGCATATTGAATTAATAAAAGAATACCTTCAACGCGTGTATTATCAAAATTATATGATTTTTCTAAATATAGTATCCCTTCGTCTGTATTTTTAATATTTCTATAAATATCATGTAATGCAATGCATGCCATATATTGTTCTTGTTTACCATTAAAATCTTCTATTTCAATTGATTTTATATACCATTCAATTGCTGAATCATAATTTTGAATAGTATTATATGCATTTGCGCAATTAAATGCATATTTTATTTTTAACAAATTATCAGTAGTCTTATCAAAAGCAGATTCTAATAATAATATTTCATTTTCAGGATCTTCTTGACCTTCATATTTAGTTATTAAATAAGTACCTCCTAATATAGTAGTAGTACTATCTTCTAGTGGCATAATGAATTCTTCAAGAATACCTTTGTATTCCCATCTTTTATTATTATTGATAAATGATATTTCTAAATATGATAAATCCTCAGTACCATATTGTAAATAATATGCATCATAGTCAAATGTGTCTGGTAATATTAATTTACCATAAATTTTATCACCACAATTCATAATTAATAAATACTCAGATTTACCATATGCATGATTAAGTGCAAATGTTTTATTAGTACCAAAATCAATAAATTCATCATCAAATAATTCTCCTTTAATTTCTTTTTCATCAAAAAACTGGTGTATAAGTTCTTTTGTATTGTCTTGAGAACCTAAATCAGATATTACCCAATAGTCAATATTTACTTTTTCTAAGAGATTAGTTAATGTACTAATTATTAACTCAGAATTATCTTTCACAACCATATTTAAACATATTTTTGGTCTCGTAAATTCCATTATTATTACTTATATAAATAAATTATTTTTAAACTAATAATTTATCTAAATAAAAATTTATCAACAGTAGTTTCAATACAGAATAATCTATGACTTATTATTCCTATTACAAACATTATAAATAAAACTAATTTAAAATCATATTTAAAGTATTTTGATATTAAATATGATGCACCAATAGTACATACTACATCTACAATTGCTATATCAAATAATCTATATTTGTGTACACCTTCTTTTGGTTTACCAAATATAAATTTGTAAGGACATAATGAAAAATCCATATCGTATATATTAATCTTGAAAAAATTGTTAAAAAGAATAATTACTAAATTATTATTATAAACATGTGCGGAATATGGAGTTATATTAGTTCTACTTTAAATCAATCTAAAATTGATCAATTATTTTCTGATTTTATGAAAACCAAACCAAGAGGCCCTCATTTTAGTAACTTTCAAAATTATAATAATGTATTAATTGGGTTTCACAGATTATCAATTATGGATTTGAGTTTTGCATCAAATCAACCATATGTATTTTGCAAAGATAATAGAACTATTGTATTTGTTTGCAATGGAGAAATATATAACTATAATGAATTAGATGAAAAATATAGTTTAAATATTGGTAAAAGTGATTGTATGACAATTCCAAAACTATATTTACAATTAGAATATAATGAATTTATTAAATTATTTGAAAAAGAAATTAAAGGTGAATACGCTTTTTTATTATTTGAATTTGATAAAAATAATGAAATTAAATATATTATTGCTGGTAGGGATATGATTGGAATCCGTCCATTGTATTATTCACCTTCAAGTGATGATATAATATTTAGTTCTGAAATTAAATCTTGTGGATCATTTGATGGAGAAATTACAGAATTTCCACCTGGAACAATCATTAAATTTACAAAAAACACAAACACTTTTGAAAAAGATATTTATGATTTTAAATATATCTATAATATTATTCAAAATGATAGTTCATCTGAAAATTATTATCTGCATGCAATTAAAATAGCAGTTACTAATTCAATCCATAGACGTTTGGATTCTGATCAACCGATTGCATTTCTATTATCTGGAGGTGTTGATTCTAGTTTAGTTGCGGCTATTTCACAATTATGTTACGGTAAAACTATTAAAACATTTTGTTGTGGTATTAATGGTGGTAGTGATTTAAAATATGCTAAAATGGTTGCTGATTATATTGAATCTGATCATACAGAAGTATTATTTACAGCTGAAGAAGCATTGGCTGCTATTGATGACGTTATTTATACTATTGAAACATGGGATACTACTACAATTCGCGCATCAGTTGGACAATATTTAGTTTCCAAATACATTAGTCAAAATACAGATGCTAAAGTATTATTTGTTGGCGAAGGACCAGATGAAGTTTGTTCATCATATCTTTTTAATTGGTATGCACCTGATCCAAAATTAATTCATCCAACTGCTTTAGAATATGTTCGTGAAATTCATCAATTTGATGTTAAACGTGCAGATCGTTGTATTGCACGATGGGGTTTAGAAGCAAGAGTAGCATTACTTGATCCACAATTTATTGAAGCTTATTGGAATATACCATCGGAATTAAGAGATCCTAAAAATAAAGGAATTGAAAAATGGTGGTTACGAAAAGCATTTAATAATTGTGATTTATTACCAGACGAAGTTTTATGGCGTAAAAAAGAAGCATTTAGTGATGGTATTAGTTCTACAGAAAAGTCATGGTTCCAAATAATTCAAGAATATATAAAATTGAATTATGATATGGAAGAGAAAAATTATTATAAAATGAAATTTATTGAATATTTTGGTGTGAAAAGACTCAATATAATTGATCATTATTGGCAACCTAAATGGAATAAAGATGGATTTGTAGTGTCTTCATATATTGATCCGTCTGCTAGAACACTGGATATTTATAATATTTAATTTAAAAATTTCTATTTTAATATATATAATGGATAATATGCATATTTTAATTGGTATTCTTTTAATTGTAATACTTTATTTAGTATTTAATAAAAAAGAAAATTACGATGATGTACCTCAAATAGAATCAAGTTCTGTTCAACCTTTACAACAAAGCCAACCTTATGTATTAATACCTAATGATGCTCAACAAAATCGTGCTGCATATTTAAGAGATAATATAAATGGAGTAAATAATGAAATTAGTAATTTAACAAACCAAATACTATCGGAAAATGATACTAATAAAAAAATATTAATGCTTAATCAAATTCAAAAATTAAATAATACAAGTAATACTATGCAAGAAGAATTACTTGAAATAAATAAAAGTATATCAAATAATTTAACTATGAATCTTACTACTAAGATTATATCTGAAACAAACTAATTAAAAGATTGTGACATTACTTCAGCCACTTGTTGATATGAAATAAATGTTGGACAATTATTTTTAATATCTTTACTAATAGATGTTATTTTATTTTGATCTTTCATCATATTTAAAATTAATAATGCATTACGTTGCATTATTTTAGGATCTTCGTGATTCATATCAAATCTAATACCATCTCTTTCATTAAATACACCAAAATTTGCAATTAATGGAATACAACCAGTAATTGCACTTTCACGAATACTTGTACAATCAACTTCATTTATAATATTAGATATATATAATTCAAAAGTTGACATATATTTTTCTCTTGCTATCACCTCTGCACTTTGTGCACCATGATCACAAACACCATGTGAACTAAATAATGTTAACATTTTATTCTTATAATTTTCATCATTAATCATATCCATACCAGAATAAATATGTAATTCTGCTCTTGGTTCTATTTTTTTTATTACAGAAAATACTCCAGTTATTAGAAACTCTAAACCTCTATCATAAAATGTTGTATAACAAAATCTATAAGGATTACGTTTAACATTATCGTAATTAGTTGAAAATGTTTCTAGTCTTAAACCTGTTGGTAATATTTCGTAATTTTTAGGCTCTTCACCCATATGATTTTTAAATTCATTTTTATGAAAATGACTTTTGAAATATATTTTATCTACTTTTGAACCATATTTTTTCCAAAATTCAATAACTTTATCATTATGAATAAAATTTTCATATACATCCCAAAATATTTTTCTGGCTTTCAATGGGAATGGCACGCTCGATAGGAAACCATTCATTTTAAACAAAATTAAAATATTAAATTTAAAATGATATGGAAACTTTTTCCAACTAATATATTCAACACCTTTTACAGTTATGTCATTCTCAAATTCACCATATACAGCTACTGTTTTTTTCTTTTGAACCCAATATTCACTATGTTTGACTAATGATCTTATAGTATCATCTAAAGTTATACTCTTAGGATCAAATTTATTATTAAAACCACCGCACATATATACAATATCGTATTTTGATTGTTCTTCTACATAATAAATTTCTTTCATTTGTTTATAAATATCTTCATCAATGTAGTTTGTTATTGGTTCTTCTATTTCTACTAGTGTATTTAGAGTTTTTAATGTACCACCCAAACATAATTCTCTTTTATTAAAAGTATTAAAATTATGACTTATAGCAATAATTGTTTTTCTTGAATCTAGTTTAACTAATGGTGTTGTAAATTCTAATGTAAAACTACGTTCTTCACCAACTTCTATTTCTGGATCATGTGAATGAGTTAATAAATATTCTTTTTTATAAGCCATACAATTATTTGTTGAATGATATTCTAAAAATCCTTTGAACTTGTAGAGTTTATCCATAAAAAAATCATATAAATAAACATCACTTACACCTCCAATTAAACATTTACTATTTGTTAATCTTTCAACTGAATGTTCAATTCTTTCCGGTGGATAATAATCATCGTCATCTAAACAGACAATAATATCACTTGTACATGCTGAATTACCTAGATTTCTAAGTCCTCCTAACTTTTTTCCGCTATATTCAATATAGTTAATTTTATAAGTTGTATTAAGTCCGCTGATAAATTCATTTATTTTTTTTTTATTACTTTCAGCTTCTGATTTTGTTTGACTTCCTTCTACTAATACCCATTCTTTAATATTAGTATAAGTTTGTTTTTGTATCATTTGATGTAATATTTTTAAACAATTAAAACGTTTGCACTGTGTTATTGTTAATACAGATACCGTAGGATGCGCTTGCGAACGAGGTACGGTTTTACTCATTAATAAATTATTTATTATGGTAAACTTTCTTTAGATACATTTTTATTAAGATAGTAGTAACCCAAAACTAAAAATAATAAAAATATAATAATAAAATAATTATTATTTGATTTACCACATATTGAATTAAAACCTTCAATAACTTGAACATCAGATCCTAAATTACTTACAAAAGAATGTTCTCCATGTACGATAACATTATTTAAATGATAAACATCAAGTGATGAATATAAATATGATAACTGAGAATCAATTTGCCCTTGGATTGGGAATAATTTCAATAATGTTGGTACTGCTTTTTTATCAATAACCATACCATATGTTCCAAATACTACACCATTTGGTTTAGCAACAGCATAATTTATTGGAACTGGACTCTTTGATTCATGGTAACCTAAATATAAAATATCATAATCAGGAATATTATTCATATATTCAGCTATTTTTTCATTAAAATTATCATCTAAAACTACATCATCCTCTAATATTAATACTTTATCATGATCATCTTTTAATATATTTATATACGCATCACGATGAGATAAAGCACACCCAATTGCACCTCTAGTCATATATGATCCGGGTGCAAACTCTTTAGGTGTTGTATCTAATGCTTCTTTTAAAGCGTTGGGACCAATTAAGTGTCTAACAGATTCTAAATTTAGATATTTCCCATCAACGGCACTAATTCGTTCAATGGGACCTTTCCAGTTTATTTTTTTTAGTTGATTATTAATATGGTCATCTCTTTCTGGTCTACGATCCAAATTAATATATAATATTTTTGTAAACATTCTATATTAATTAATTAGATAATAATTAATTTATATTCACTATTTGATCAGCTATATTAGCCCAATCCAAAATAGTTTTAGAATTTTTAAATACTTCTCTTAAAATATTTAACTGTTTTTGATCCTTTAATAGTTTAACGATATTTAATGCTATATTTTTCATTTCTTCTTGATTTTCTACCAAGTTAAAATGTATTCCTTCACGTTCACTAAATACACCAAAATTTGATATTAATGGAATACAACCAGTTACTAAACTTTCACGAATACTAATACAATCTATTTCAGCTATTGTATTTGTTATATATAATTGAAAACTACTCATATATTTTTCTCTAACAATCATATCAATCGGTTGGCGGCCATGGTCAATTACACCAGAAAATGCTGTTAACATTTTTAATTGGTTTTTAATATTATCATCAAACATTTCCATACCATAATACAAATGTAATTCGGCACGGGGTTCTAATTGTTTAATAATATACCATATATGAGGAATAATATGTGGTAATCCACGTGTGTAATAACTAACATAACAAAATCGATATGGATTTCTTTCTGAATTATCCCAATTTTTTGAAAATTTTTCAACAGACAATCCATTTGGTATTATAACATATTGTTTTTCATCTAATTTAACTTTGAAAAATTTATTAAATGATTCTTTATGATAATTACTCTTTAGTAAAATTTTTGTTATTTTATGTCCATATTTTTTATAATATGGTGCAGTATTATCTTGTTCTGAAAAATTATCATGTAAATCCCAATATATATTCTTTGCTCTCAAATTAAAGGGTATACCCGATATAAAACCATTTGTTCTCCATAAAATAATTGTCTTAAAATTATGATTAAATGGTAATGTTTTCCAATTTTTATAGTCTACTAAATTATGAACCAGTTCTTGTTTTTTACTTGATAATATATCTGAATAAACTGCAACTTTCAACCCCTTTTTTGCCCAGTTTTCAGATAGATTTACTATTGCTTGTTCTGATCCACCTAGTGATTTATCTGCTGGATCCCATGGTTTTCCAAATCCACCAGTATAATATACTATATCATATTCTGATTCCTCTTCTTGATAAAATAATTTTTTCATATTATTAAATATAGATTCTGGGATATATGATGTTATTGGATGATCATTTACTTCAGATAAAGTTGGATTTATTCCATAAGATCCTCCTATACATATTTCCCGTTTATTAAATGTATTAAAATTATGACTAGATACTATAATACATTTTTTTGATAATAATTGAACCATTGGTTCTGTAAAATTATTAGTAAAACTTTTTTCTTCTGCCATATCTAAGTTTGGTTCGTATGTATGATTTTTTAGATATTCCTTTTTATATGCCATACAATTATTAGTACTATGTTTATCATGAAATCCTTTAAATTTATAAAACTTACCTAAAAAATATTCATATAAATAGATATCTGAACATCCTGCTATTAATGCTGATGATTTTTCTAAACTTTCTACAGCGCTAGATACTCTTTCTGGTGGATAATAATCATCATCATCCATACATACAATTATATCACCGGAACATTTAGTATTCCCAAGATTTCTTAAATCACTCAATTTTTTACCAGAATATTCTACATAAATGATTTTAAAACTAGTTGTTTCTTTCATAAGCTCTTCTATATTTAATTTATTTTCGTCGCCATCTTCTTTTGTTTTTGACCCTTCAACAATAATCCATTCAATTATATTATCATATGTTTGTAATTTAATTAGTTCATATAGATTAAGCAAACAATCTTTTCTAACTAACTGGTTTATAGTTATTAATGATACAGATGATTTTTTCTTAATAATTTTAGATTTTTTATTGTTCATTTAATGAATTAATCGTATAAATCTTTAAATAAAAATGATTTAAAATTTAATAATATAATTATATTATATGTTAGGTACAAGCGCAGTTGCTTTTTTCCAGGGTGATATCAATGGAACTGTTTATTTTTTTGAAGATTATAAAAAAGACGAAATTAAAATAAGTATTAAGTTATCAGGCTTAAAACCAAATCATAAACATGGATTTCATGTTCATCAAGCAGGTGATTTAACTGATAAATGTACTAGTATGTGTGCTCATTTTAATCCTTACAACAAAAATCATGGTGGACCAAATGACAAAGAGCGTCATGTTGGTGATTTAGGAAACATTGAAACAGATGACAAAGGAAATGTTGATACTATAATGTTTGATAATGTTATTAAATTATATGGTGAATCTAATATCATGGGTCGTGGATTAATAATACATGAAGATACAGATGATTTAGGAAAAGGTGGACAATCAGATAGTCTAACAACTGGCCATGCAGGTAAACGTATAGCATGTGCAGTTATTGGTTATGCCAAAGAAAATTTTGATATTAAAAATACACCAACTAATGATAGATATGTTTATAAAAATACTGAATGTAATTTAAGTTAGTTTTTTTTTCTTTTTTTTTCAAATCATATGAAAAAATATACTAAAATCAATATAAAATTGTTTAGAGAGATATATTCTAGAAATTATAATATTAATTATAAAGTATATGGAATATATATGCAAAATTTGTAAAAAAAACTATAAAACATACCAAACATTATGGAAACACAACAAGAAATTTCATCCTATTAAAATACCTGAAATTATTGTACCATCAACTTCTAATAAAATATATGAATGTAAATATTGTAACAAACAATATAATATTTTACAATCAAAATGGAAACATGAACAAATATGTAAATTACAAAATGAAAATAATTATAACTGTAGATGTTGTAACAAAGATTTTAAATTACGACAATATAGATGGAGGCATGAGAAAAAATGTAGAATAAAATTGGATAATATATTAGAAAATAAAATAGAAGAAAAAAATTTACCTATTAATAATCATTTAATTGATATTATTGTTGATAAAAGTAAAGTTATTGAAGAATTAAAAATAAAAAATTCAGAATTAGAAGTAAATATCAATAAACAAATTGGAGAAAAAAATATTGTAAATAATTTAACTTTAAACAATGTTACTATTTTTTATCGTACAGAAGATAATTATATAAATGCTAAACAATTATGCAAAGCTGGAAATAAAAAATTTAAAAATTGGTTCAATTTAGATTTAACAAAACAATTAATAATTGATGCAGCTGAAGATACTGGTATTGAAAAAAATAAATTAATAGATATCAATTTATTCAAAGAAAAATGGATTCATCCTGATTTAGCAATTCAACTTGCACAATGGATTTCACCTAATTTTTCATTACAAATAAGTAAATGGATTAGAACATTATTTACAAATAATAATATATTTTTTGATGATAAATTATTACATCATCAAAAAGAAATTAAATATAAAAATGAAAAAATTAAATTACTCGAAGATGCATTTATTAAAAAACAAAAAAGACAAAATTTTCCAGAGAAAAATGTAATTTATATGATAACAACTGAAGATAATAAAAATAAAAGAATATATATAATTGGAAAAGCTAATAATTTAAAAAATAGATTAAGTACATATAATAAAACTGCTGAACATGAAGTTGTTTATTACAAAGAATGTACTGATGAAGAAAAAATGAATATTATAGAATTATCAATTTTATATAAATTAAATATGTATCGCGAAAAAGCTAATCGCGATAGATTTGTTTTACCAATTGAAAAAGATATTTCATTGTTTATAAATATAATAGATAGTTGTTTAAATTTTTTTAATATTGATTAATTGTATAAATTAAGTTGAATGTTTATGTAAATAACTCTCAAAATATAATTGTGTTCCTTTATAAAAAATTTTCATCCAACTGTTTAAAATTAACTTTAATTCATCAGCAAATTCTGGTCTTTCTAAATTAGTAATAAACGAATCTCTCGATTGTAGGTTTATATTATTTACTATAGTAGTTGTATCTAAAGTTTCAATTTTATTCATTATATTATTTTTAAAATTATCTAATAAGTTATTTAATTCGTTGTAACATTCATTTATATTTAGTATAGTATTTTGTAGTTCTGCTGTTCTACAATAAAAATCATTAAATCTTTCATTATGTAAACTAAAAAAACTTTTAATTAATGGTGTTTCTGAAAGCATTGAAAAGTTATCTAAATATATATCTGATTCTTCTGTTTTTTCTCTTTCAATTCTTTTATTTTCATTACGATTATTTTGGCCCATATTATATAAATATATTTAAATTTTTATATAATATTAAAATATAATGTTGTTGATGCAGAGTTTTTATTATATGTATAAGTTATAATTATATTATAAATTTCTGGTTTTATTTTGTTAACCGAAATTATACCAGTTTTATTATCTAATGTTATTCCATTTGGTAACTTGTTTGAACTGAATATACCACCTAGTGGCTTTACTATTGGTTCTTTTGAAATATATTTATCCATAATATTTACATTAGATAATGAATATTCAATGTGTGGATTGACAATAAAATTATATATTGTAAATAAGTTAATATCATTTATCAAATAATTAACTTTAATATTATATGTACCGACATCTAGATTTTTAAATAGTAATTCACCTGTTAAATTATTTATTGTTCCATTTTTATCTTCTATATAATATTTTCCACCTTCTGGATATACAAATGGTTTAACTGTTAATATTTCATAGTTATCACAATAATTTATAACTAATGATTGATTATAATGTAATATAGGGTTGCCTATTATATTCAATATTGTAGATGCAGTAAACCCATCAATAGAATATTTTACAGTAATTTTTTGATTTAATAATTTAACGTGATCAAAAGTAATAATACCAGTATTTTTATTTATAGATACTATATCGCTATCAATACTAAAAATACCATTTAGTGGACTAACAATTGGTTTATCAGAATATAATACAGACAAACAATTAATATTAATTGTATTATTTGGATAATATAATTCAGGTGTAATAACTAATTTAATATCATTTAATTTTGATCTTATATCATTAAATTTATAAAAAACTGATATATTATGTTCTCCTAAATTTTTATTTTTATCAATTATAAATGATTCTCTTTTAATATTATCTATTTCAAAAATACCACCATAAGGGTTTACTATATAATCAGTTGTTTTAAAACCAGCTGAATGTTTAACATTAATTAAATTTTTATCAAATATTAATATTGGTCTGACTGTAACTATTAATTTAATTGATTCAACACTATTATTAACTATATAGTCTATATTAAATTCATATTTGTTAGGAGCTGCTTTATTAAAATATATAGTACCTAAATTATTATATTCTATATTTTTATAAACATTCTTAAATACAAATTTACCATTTGGTGGATAATTATATTTAATTGGTATAATATTATTACCATATTCGATAGAATCTATATCATAGTAAAATCGGGGTTTTACCATTATATTTATTTCAACTATTTCAGTGTAATTATTACATTCATAGTTGATAAATAATTTATAATTACCAGTAGCTGGTTTATTAAATATAACTGCACCTGAAGAATTAAAAGTTAATCCTTTTATTTTTTGATTAATACTAAATATACCATTAACTATGGGATTAATAGTTAATATTTCATCGTAATACATATTAAATTTAGTTGTATCATATATTTTATTAACTGTATTAGATAATTCAAAATTTAATTTGGATACTATATTATTATATGTATAATTAACAATAAGATTATAATTACCAATAATTGGTGATATTATAATATCATTATTAATCATATTAATTAATTTTGGATTTGAAAATTGTAGTGATCCATTTAATGGTTTATATTCAATCTTATTATTATTTATTTCTAAACTAGGTACTATTACCAATTTAAATGTACTATAATATAATACATCAATATAATTGTATTCAATAATTAAATTATATCTATTTGGTTCTAATTTAGAAAGATTACTAATTTTACCATTTATATCAATTGTTAAACTAGAATCTGATATTTTAAATGTCCCACCATATGGATATACAACTGGTTTTATTTCATCTATTGTACCATACATTAGTTTAGTATTTTTATAAAAAATAAATGGTACGATGGTACATTCAAATTCAGTATTAATAATCTGTTTATTTACACTATAATTTACTTGGATAATATATTTACCAATAGGTGTTAATTTATTAAAACTGATTACTCCATATTTATTTATTTTAATATCAAGATTGTTTGTTGTTAAACTAAATATTCCATTAGGAGAAACTATTCTAGGAGCGCATGTTTGATTATCAAAATTATAATAACCAATAAAATTATCATAATATATTTTTGGTAATATAGATAAGTAATAGTAAGTATTTGTTACTACATTATTATATACATATTCAATTTCTAATTTATAATTTCCAACTTTAGGATTAACAATATCAATCATTCCATTATTTGGATCTATACTAATTCCTTCTATTAAATTTTTACATCTAACTATACCACCTACTGGTAAAAGTTCAGGTAAAATAGAATGTGATTCAATATTATAATTTAAAATACTTTTATTAATAGTATAATTAATTATTGGATAACATTCAATTGATATAATTTGTTCAGTTATCACTGAATTTAATTCATAATATATGGTAACACTTTTATCCATTGGTTTTATTAAACTAAAATCTATTAAACCTGTTAATTCATCTGGAACTATTTCATTATCATATGATGAGAATTTACCTCCTGGGGTTATTATATTTGGTAAAATAGTTATTTCTTCATTATAATTTAATTTAATAAAATTTAAATCGTAATTAAATATTGGTGTTACCATAATTGTTACTATTTGTACTGATTCTCCATAAAATACTTTTATTTCATGGTTTCCAACATCAAGATTAGAAAAATCAATAATTCCATTAGAATTTACAGAATAATCAGAATTAAATAATAATCCAGGTGGATTAATAATTGGTTTAGATGAATGAAGAGTATTACCATATTTATTTGTATAATTAATTATATTATAGTAAAATTTTGGTATTATTTCAAAATTATATTCAAATGTTGCTTTTTGTCTAGTGTGTATATATTCAATATTTAATGTATGATAACCTACATTAAAATTATTAAATATTATTTGTCCAGTTAATGCAACATTATTTCTGATAAATGTACCATTTGGTGGATTTATAATTGGGACGATTGATAATGAATTACTTTTAAATATTACTTTATCATGAATAATAGGATATGATAATGAAGGAATTACATTAATAGTATAGTTTATTTTATTTTGATTATTGTTTACTATATATATTAATTCAATATTATGTAACCCTAATGTTAAATTATTTATTATTATTTCACCAGTATCTTCATTTATATTCAGGTATTCTAAAGATTTAAATTTACCATTTAATGGTTTAACTGTTGGAGGGTCAATAATAAATTGTTCACCATACTTAATTTGATAATGATATACTGATGCTTCAATAAATGGAATAACATTTAAATAATATTTAGTATTATTTACAATAGAATTAACAGTATAATCAATATCAAATATATAATTATCTATTTCTAATAATGGATCAAATGTTATTTTACCAGTTAGAATATCTAAATCAATACTTGACGAAAAACGCCCATCTAATGGTTCAACAATAGGTAATTCTGATTCATAATTAGAACCATAAATTCCTATTAGATTATTATTATATTTTATTATTGGTTTACTAATAATTGTTACAATTGTTTTATAAAAATAATTAATATCGGATCTTGTAACTGTATATATAATATCAATTAAATATTCATTAACTGGTAATGGACTATTTATACTTAATAAACCAGTAACACTATCTAAAATTATGTTATTTGGTAACTTATTTGAACTGAAAACTCCATCTGAAGGATTACATATTGGTTTATCAATAATAAATATTTCATCACATGATTTTATTACAGTATCATCTTTATAATAGAATAATATTTTAACTTCAATATTAAATGTAGTTTCAATAATAATATTATTAACATTATAGTTTATTATTAATGCATGCTTGCCTAATTTTAAATTATTGTCAATAGTTAATATTCCAGTTTCTTTATCAATTTCAATAAAATCATATTCTAAACTAAAAAAGCATTCTGGATTAGTATATGAAACTATTGGCTTATCACTAGTTACTAAAGATCCATAAGTTATTATAAAATTAGATACTTCATAATAAAAGTTTGGAATGATTCTAAAAGAAAGATCAATACTAGTTATTACATTATTTAATAAATAATCTATTTTAAAATTATAGTTACCTATTTCTAAATTATCTATAGTTATAATACCATCTTGACAAGGTAATTCTGAAATAAACTGTTCCCCATCTTGTTTGATATAATTTTTAGGATAAATTATTGATTTTTCATCATAAAATAGATCTTGTATAACATAAAATATATTTGAAATAACAGTTATATTAATTTCTGATGATACTGTTATATTATTATATAAATAATTAATTTTAAAATTATAGTTACCTATTTCTAAATTTGATATAGTTAAATCACCATTTTCACCAAGTAAAACTGGACAATTAGTTAAAAATATACCTGTTGATGGTTTAACAATAGCATGTATAATAAATGTTTCGCCAAATTTAACTACTGGATTTAAATCTGAATAATAAAAAACAGGTAAAATTATAAATTTACAGCTATTTATTGTTGATACATTATTTTTTGTGTATTTAATATTAAAATTATATGTTGCTGGATTTAAATCTAATATTGTTAATTTACCAGTATTTCTATCAATTGATAAATTGTTATCAAATATCTCAAAATATCCATCTGGATAAGATACAGATGGTATATCAGTTTCAATATATTTATCATAATTTAAAATATTATTATCATAACTAAAATTTGGTTTTACTATTAAATTATAATTTGTTGAAATAAAATTAGAATCAATTTGATATATAACTGTAATCATGTAATTACCAACAATAATAGATTTATCAAATATTAATTGACCATTCTTATTAATCATAACACCAATTGGTGTGTTTTTAATTTTGAATATACCACCAGATGGTAATACTGATGGTATATCAGACATACCTCCATCATTATAAAATATTTCTGTTTTATTTGTTGAATATAATATATTACTAGGTATACAGTTTATTGTATGATTAATGTCACTATATATATCATTAAACAAATAACGTACTATCAATTCATATTTACCAATTTGTAAACCAGAAGTATTTATTTGACCTAAATTATTAATATTTATTTGATCTTTTTGATAAAGTATTGTAAATTTACCACCTGGTGGATTTACTATTGGTATAGATGAAATAAAACTAGAATTATAATTAATATTATCTATTAATGTATCATAATTAATTGTTGGTACTATTTTACAATTAATATTTGCTTTTGTTGTTATATCATTTAATTTATATGTTACTACTAAGTTATATTGTCCAACATTTATAGTTGCTGATTTATTAAAATATATTGTACCCGTATTTTTATCTATATCAATACCATCAATTAAATTATCTAATATATATAATCCAGATAAACTCGGTTTGCTAGATTCAGAATATGACCCATAATTTATTACTATATCATTATAATTTATAATAGGAATAATATTAGCAGTTAATATAATATCATTAACTTTCAAAGAATAACTACCAATATCTAATTTCTTATCAAATTTAATAATACCATTATCTTTATTTATTGTAATTAATTTTGTTGGGGATATTAAAATAAAATTATTATTATTTGTTATTGGAGCATCTGAATAATTATCAGATAGACCATGAATTAATGTTAATATATTTGACTTGTATTGAATAAAAGGTTTTATTATAATATTATAATTCATAATTTGATTAACGTTATTAATTTCATATTTAACATCAATATTATAATTTCCAGAGTCTAGATTATCATAAGAAAGAATACCAGTTACTGAATCAATTGTAATTTTAGGAACATTTTCATTAATTGAAAATATACCACCTGGTGGACTAACAATTATTTCATCAGTTTTACCAGTTGATATATTTGTTTCATAGTTCCCAGTAAAACTTACTTTAGGTAATACAGTTATTAAAATATCTTTAGTAGTTGATATATCATTTAAATTATAAGTAACTAACAAATTATATATTCCTGGTTCTATTATTTCTTTATTAAATATTGTTGAATTATTAATAATAAAATTATCATTATTAATAGTAATTGTACCAGGGAAGTTTTCAACTTCACTGTTGGAAAACGTACCAGGGAAATTTTCAACTTCACTGTTAGGTTTCCCAACTTTGTTGGAAAACGTACAAGTATGTGAAACTAGTAAGTCAATACTAATTGGATCAGAATATATAAAATCTGTATAATTTGTTGTAATTGTGGGTAAAAAAGTTATTGTATAATTAAATTTTGCAAATGAATTATTTACTGTATATATAATATTAAAATTGTTTTTACCAATTATTATATTATTAAAAATTAATTTACCTTCGAAATCACATGTTATATTTTCATTATCTGTTTTACAGTAGCCTCCAACTGGTTTTAATATAGGTTTAATTACTTTGTTAATATTATTGTAATCAAACACTAGATTATTTTCTTCGTAATCAATAGTGGGTAAATAGTTTATTTCATAATCATACTCAACAAATGAATTATTTATACTATATATAATTGGAATATTATATTTTTTAACTTGTAGATTATTAAAATATAATTCACCAGTTTTATTATTAATCGTAATACCATTAATATCATTTTGTATAATAAATAATCCTCCTTCTGGTTTTACTAATGGTTTACCAGATGTTGTTATATTATTTTTATATTTGTCGTAAGAAATGTATGGTTTAACAACTAATGAAAATGTATTTGTTGTACTACAATCATTTTTAGAATAAGTAACTATAAATTTATATATTCCAACATCATTATTTGTTATGATTATAATACCTGATTTATCATCAATAGTAATATTATTTATAGGACAATCTAAACTAAATATTCCATCGTCTAATTGGTTAGTTGGTTTACCTGATATAATTTCATCTACCGATTTAATAAAATTGTAATTAGAATATTTTAAAACTGGATTAATTATTAAATTAATATTTTCTAATAATTCAATTCCTATATCCATAGTATAACTGATTACAATAGTATATTTACCTATTTTATTTGCATTTATTTTATATATCCCATCATTATCAATAATAATAGCCAAATCATTATTATTTTCTATTTTAAATATACCATTTATATAAGAAATCAATGGTTTACTAGATGTAAATACATCATTATAATTTAATTCAATATTATGTTCAGTATAATTAAATTTTAAATTTAAATATTTAGTATAGTTTGTTTGATTTAAAGTATCTAAATTTATAATATTTGCATCATTTTTAAGTTGATCATCTATTTTAAAGTTACCTAATAAACAACAATAATCAATTATATTTAAGTTTAAATTTTTTATTTTATCTAATATTGTTGAATAATCATCAATTAAAATATAAAGTATATCTGGTTGTATATTTATTATAATATTTTCTAAATTTTTATCTATTAATAATAAATAAACTTCTTTATTCATATATTTAATTTAGGTTTTATAATTTTTTATAAATTAAAATACGATAAAAAAATATTTAACTATATATAATAAACAATTATTACTACTCCAACAACAATTAATGAAATGCATTAATACCTTCGATAATAAAATCGTCAATATTTATAAATCAGGTGTAGATTCTGCAGGAGGTCCTGCTTATACTAATTTTGGATTTAATGTAACAAATCCAGTATTTACTGTTGATGTTAAATCAAATGTTAATGTTACTGATGATTATTACATTCGCGGATATCCTTTTTACCAGTTGGTACTATTTTACCTTTTGGAGGTTCCTCAGTTGTAGGTGATTGGTTAATTTGCAATGGAGCATCATATTTAGCTAGTGACTATCAAAGACTATTTGATATCATTGGTTATACATATGGTGGTTCAAGTGGTACTTTTAATGTACCTGATTTTAGAGGCCGTGTACCAGTTGGTGCTGGTACTGGTGCTGGTTTAACAAACAGAACACTTTCATCAACAGGTGGTGAAGAAACATATACTTTGACAACATCTGAATTACCTAGCCACAGTCATACTTTAACTAGAAGATCTAATCCTGATGCCGGAACATTTGATGGAAGTAATGGACATGCATCTGAATCATCTGCTGCTACAACTGATCGCAGTACAGTTGGAACATTTACCACTCAAAACACAGGTAGTGGTGCGCTCATAATATTATGCAACCTTATTTAGTCGTTAACTATATTATCAGATATTAATTAAAGAAAATTTTGCAAGTGTAAAATATTCTCATTAGGAGGTAATAGTGCTTGATTTGTTGTTGGATTTGCTGATGTTAAACTCAAAGTAACTTTTTTATCTGCATTTATTTTTGCAGAAATGAAATTAAATTATTTAAACATTTAGTTGATCGCGATAGTGTTTGACACGTGCTCTAATATCTTTAAAATTTTCATCTTTGCAAATATTTCCATTTATGAAATAACGTACCAACATATTTGGAATACCTTCAACCTTTGGATCATTTTCATTGAAGCATTGAATTACTCCATCAATTTCACAAACATGAAAAGTACCTTTCTTTGATTCCTTGCCAGGAGTTTCCTTACTAAAATTTCTTGTTTCTATGGTATTATCTGCCATTCGGAACTTCTGTTGAGAAGCTTTCATAGCAAATCTTTCAGTATCACGATTAATTTTTTGAAGTAGATGACCTCCAACACCAAAAATAATGTTAGAAGCACACCATCCATTAGCAATAAGTTCATTTTCAATTTCTTCAATCTTCTTAATATTCAATCCATCACCATAGATAACTCTATACTGATCAGGAAGAACCTTGTATCCCTTTTCATTAATCTTAATATAATCTCTTAGATTTCTCTCAAAAATAGTAAAGATATGAATAATAGTTTCAGATGGTGTCATATCATCTCCATTGTCTTTCTTTCCCAAAGAGTCAGGACGAGTGACAAAAATACCATCTCTTGCCAAAATTCTATCTCGTAGGTGCCCAGATGAAATTCTATCAGTATGATTAAACATATCAAAAGTATCAGATACCACTGAAAGTATGCCATTTGGATATAGATTTAATAGATCATCAACAAATTCGAATTCACCTTCAGCACCATTTGCAGTTACTTGGTTATGTTCACAAGCAGCAACTGAATAACCAGTCATTTCTTGATCTTCCATTGCAGCGATAACTCCAGGAACAGTATCACTACCCATAATAATATACAAAACTGCTTTACCGCCTATTATGGCTTGTTGTATACAAGTACATCCACGTAATCCAAAATCTTGCATAGCAAAAGGAAGAAATTTATTTCTAACTTCATCAGTTGCTGTTATTTTCAAAGCTTTATTCATAACAGAATGAAAACTAAGAGCATTGGTAGCAACAGTAGTTGGATACCAAATTCCCTGTTGAATCAAACCTTCGTAGTGTGAAACAATATGTGCACAATCTTCATCGGTACTCTTAATAGTAACAATGGGGATTGAAACAGGAAGAATAGTTCCTTCTGGAACTCCAGAAATTTCCAATGGAAGATTACCTGAGTGGCAAAAGACAATCTTAAGCCAAGGTAGTGGGTTAAAGTGATAAGATTGGCTAAAATGAGAATTAGAAAACCAAATCATTTGCTTAATATGATCAAGGGTAACCTTTACTTTCGATAATGTATTAACCACATCTTGAATTCCTGCAACCACCACATGCGCATCTCTTGCACCTTTTCTAGGTTCAATATATGCATACATTTCAATTAGTCTTTGCTTTTTATTGTTTACCATATTATATTGCGACAACTTATAAGAGTCAGTATCCTTTATAGAATTATTAGGATCCATAGGATAAAAAGGACCTCTGAAAACATAATCAATATACTTAGTTAGAAGTGGATCCGTACTACGAATCCACACCCAAAATTCAGGATCATTATAATTTTCCGCAAATACAGTATCCCAATCCATATCATCAATATTCATTGCCAAATAAGACATACAAATTATATCATGTATATTTAGAATATTTTTTTCAATTTTTATAATTTATAAAAATTGATTTTTTTTACTATAGCATATTAATAATGAAAATACTATGTTTACTATCCAAAATATAGTTCAGAATATACATAATAGTCAGATCAAGAAAAAGGTCGTAATGGCTGTTACAGGCGGTGGAGTTTCAAGTTTGTATTATATAATGTCACAACCAGGTGCATCCAATACTGTTTTAGAGTTAATTGTCCCATATGATAGAACTTCTTTACTAGATTTTCTTAAAAAAATCGATCTAGATCAATTTTGTTCACAAGAAACAGCTGATGAAATGGCAATTGCATCTTTAAATAGAGCAAAAGAACTAGTTGTTATGGCTAATAGTAAATTAACAGATATATTTGATAATTGTATTGGTATTGGAGCTACATGTGCACTAAGATCATCAGAATGGAAAAAAGGTAAACATAGATGTTACATTACCATACTAACTAGTGAATATAAACATAATTTTAGTATAGAATTGTATAAAGGTACTGAAGAAAGCCCATATCGTTCTAGAACTGAAGAAGATGAAGTATGCGGTCAGCTAATTCTAAACGGTCTAGCTTTAGCATTAAATTTAATTGATAGTACAGATATTAATGTAGATCCGCTAGATACTTTTACATATAATTATCAGATTTTAGATGATCCAATTGATAGACTAATCAATGGATCATGCAAAAGTATTTTGTTTCTTAGAGATAGAGTTCTAATTGATATGCCTATACATAAATTAAAAAATAAAATAATTATGGTTCCAGGTAGCTTTAATCCTTTACATGAAGGCCATATAATGCTTCTTGAAAAAGGAAAAGAATTAGGAAATACAGATGAGGGGATTTTTGAATTATGTATATCAAATGTAGATAAACCAACTTTATCTAAAGGAGAAATTATAAGTCGTGTTACACAAATTACATTTCCTATTATTTTGACAAATTCTCCTAAATTTATTCAAAAAGCAAATTTATTTCCAGGATTATCCTATTCTGTTGGAATTGATACTGTAATTAGACTAGTAGATCCATATTATTCCAATAATGAAGAAGAAATGATAATTAATATACTAAAAATTAAAGAAAATGGTTCACAATTTTTTGTTGGTTCCAGATTTATTAAATCTAACATTATATCGTTAGATTTATTAAATCTAAATCCTCTATTTAGAGAAATGTTTATTCAAATTGAAGATGATTCAAAAGCATTAATTTCTTCTACAGGTATAAGAGAAGCTCCTATATAAAATTATTTAAGCTGAACAATTTTCGCATACTTCATGCTCATCATTTGTTATTGATTCCAATTTCTTTTGAATAGTTGGATCAATAGTAAATTTAGTAGCATCTTTAGCAGCCTTGCTTCTTAAATAATAAATACCAGTTTTTAATCCATGAGACCATGCCCAAAAATGAGATGAATATAATTTTTGATAATCCGGTACCGGCATAAAAATATTCATTGATTGAGTTTGATCAACAAATGGACCTCGCGCAACTGCATTTTTAAGAACCCAAATTTGTTTTATTTCCCAAATTGTTTTATATAGATTTCTAATTTGTTCTGGAATAGTACTGAAATTTGCAATTGATCCATTATTTGCTAAAATCATTTGTTTCATTTCGGTAGACCATAAGCCAATATTAGTTAAATCATCAATTAAATATTTATTTACTAGTGGAAAATCACCTGCTAGGGTTCTTCTAGTATATATATTATTAGTAAAGAATTCAAAACATTCATTATTCCCAAGAATCTGACTCGTTGATGCAGTTGGCATCAAAGCAGTAACTAATGAATTACGAACACCGTATTTTTTAATACTTTCTTCTAAATTTAACCATTTTTCTTTATAATATAGTTTACTACGATCTAGTGACCACAAATCAAATTGAAATTGCCCTTGGCTAATTGGCGATCCTTCAAATGTTGAATATGCTCCTAGAAATTTATTATTTCTAAGTTCACATGCATTTGGTTTTAGTTTGTGGTAAATATTATTTAATTCTGAATCAAATAGTTTATAGCTAGAATCATAATATTCAGGATAATTAATACTATCCCAACTAGGTAATAATCCAAAAATATTTTGTCTTTCTTTAGAAATGTCACACGATGCAGTTAAACATGCCAAGTAAATAGTTTCCATCATCTTGGCATTAAAATCAACCGAGACATCTGAATCAAAATTAATTTTGAGTTGGACCAATGTATCAGCTAAACCTTGAATACCAACTGCAATTGGACGATGTCTAATATTAGATTTTTTAGATTCAATTACTGGGTAATAGTTGATATCAATAATTTTATTCAAGTTAATTGTTGCAATATATGCAATTTCAAATAGTTTATCGAAATCAAATGTTGCTTTAGTAAATTGAAAAAAATCTGAGTAACCACCAATATATTGATCCCCATAATAAATCTGGGGATATGTTGGTTTTTCTAATCCAGTTATTTCTTTTAATTTTTCAGAATCAACATATTCTTCTTGAAAAAAATAATTATTATTCATTAAATATGATTTAGTCCAACGACAATATTTACAGTTTTCTTTTGTATATATAGTCCATAAATTATTGTTGACATATGGAATTATACACTTGTTGATGGCAATTGATGCTAAGTTACATACTGCGTACTCACTAGCATCAGAGTACTCAACGATTTCAATACATTGTCCTGTTAATACACCATTAAAAACTCCCATGTGTTTAAGTGGTTCGGTAAAACAGTAAGTATCAACATTTTTATATGACTCTTCTACAGAAGTTACCCTTACAAATTGGGTTGCATTTCGTTGAGGTTTTCGTGGGGTATATTTTAATCGTTTTGGTGAAAATCCTAAAAGTGATAGATGATATAAATCATTTGATCCAACTAACAATCTAAAAGTAGGTTTGCATAAATATTCTTTATGATCTGGCATCTCTGTGAATCTTTCATCTAGATTTTTTGTTACTTTAGATTCAATACCCAAAGTATGAAGCATTAATCTTACATTTACTAAAAAATCTTTATTTGTACTACCAATTTGTAAGGACTCATTGGTATCATTACGTGCAATTGTCCCATCCGTATCACAATAACCTTCAAACCATCTTAATCTAGTATTAACAGATGCATTTTCTGGTATCATAAATTTAGGATTTAAATCTTTAGGTAATACAATATCATATCTGTCTGCATTTAGATTTTCTGTGTAAGATTGGTAATCAATATATTGTAATAAATCTTTTTTAGCACCATATAAATATAATTTAGGATATTTTTTTGTTTTTGAATAATTATCATATGTAGTTCCATCACCGCAAAAAGCACCATGGGTATATGCATATTTAAATTCTGTAGGATTTTCAAATTCAATAGCTGGTGGTAAATTGAATTTAATTAATTTACTATCTATTTTTAATTTACTTGCTTCTATTTCAATAGTTGGCCCACTACTAAAACCTTCTTGAATATAAAATTTGTGTTCTGGTGTACAGTCTAATGAAACACCATTAGATAAATTTACACGTACTAGATTTTGATTAGTACCTGTTTGTTTAACTATAACTTTAGACCACTGTTCACCATTCCAAATATTAACTTCATTGTCTTTTAATGATTTAATATTTTTATAGCCTTGATCAGTTAGTATCACAGTATCTTCATGAACACACAAATTGCTCGACTTAATCGTTCCTATATTTTTTTGATTACTTTTTTTGTTGATATTATCTTTGAATCCAATATATGGTGTACCTGTTTCTAATTGTGAGTCTAACATAGCTTTCATAACATCACGTGCTTTAACAATAGTATTATATTTTTTAGCTTCGACATATGACCAATATAATTTTTCATAATCTTCGCCATATGCATCCGTTAATCCGGGACATTTATCTGGACACATTAAATACCATTCACCATCTTTTTCAACTTGCTTCATAAATAAGTCAGAAATCCACATTGCTAAAAATAAATCTCTAGCTCTTTCAGTTTCTGCACCAAAATTCTTCTTAAGGTCCAGGAAAGCAAGTATGTCAGGATGATGTGGTTCCAAATAAATTGCGATGCTTCCCTTCCGCTTTCCGCCATTATGAACTAAACCAGCTTGTGTTAAATAATTATGATTATTTTTAACTTCTAAATCATAAACAGAAGCTTTAATATCTTCTTCAGATACCTCTTTCAGTCTAGTATATAAAATATCATTATGTGCAATAAATTTAAAAAATTGTCCACATTCAATATCTAATAACTTGGCTATTTTTGGTGCTTTTGGAATTCTCAAGACCCAAGATAATTTGTTTGTTTTAATATTTTTGTATGTGCTTATATTACCAATTCTATCTCTAGAATATCCAGAACACAAAATACCCATTCTTAAAATTAAATATTTTATTCCATCTATTACATTTTGGGAAGTCATTTCTAGTGTAATTTCTTTTCCAATACAACCATCAGTATCTAGTACACCTTTGATAATCCATTTAGATTTATCTTCAGGCAGGTGTAACATAGATTCATCAATATGTTTTTCACTATTAATATCATAAAGTTGAGATCTAACAAATTTAAATTTACTACTAATTGTCCAACGAATCTGTAAAGTTGACTCAGTTAGTGTTTCCCAAAAATGTATTCCATTTGTTTTTAAATATTCACGAACAAAAAAAGTAACTTGATCTTTTTTAAAACCTAGTGTAATACCACCTTCACTACGATCTTTCAAGATGTGCCCATCACCTAACATTAATCCATACATGTAACAATCAGCATCATCTAAATTTTGATTGTCCATAATAAATTTAGGAATAGGAAATCCAATCAAATCATTTTCTGTTATATTTTTAGCATCTATCCATTCAGGTACAATTAATTTTTTATCTAATCTGTTTAGAATTGTTGAAAATTTTGTACCAGGGGGTTGGTTTTTAACAACATAGAATGGATGGCTTGGTGTAACTTTAATATTTTCATAATCATGAAATATTTTAAAATTTAAAATCTTATTTTCATATTTATCACAATAAACTTTTTCAACTTCTTGTAATGATCCATCTTCAGTAAACACTTTATCGTGTGGTTTAATTTGTTCAATTGGAATTAATCCTCTTTGAGTATAAACTTTAGTAGAACCTACAAAACATTGGTCGATGTAGCGGGCTATTTCATTATAAACTTTTAACATTGGGATGATACCACTCGATGGTCCATTTGTACCTTTAATAAGTGTGTCTTTAGCTCGAATATTAGAAACGTGCAAACCGATACCTCCTCCCCATTTACTTATCTTTGCTACATCTGCCCAAGTTTTTGTAATTCCTTCAATAGAATCATCAGTGCCAATCAGGAAACAATTTTGAGCAATAATTCCTTCAATTGAATATGAGTGATCATCTTCAACACCTAATGTATAAACATAATTATCATTGATATTGACTTCTTCCTTTGATAAAAATTTAATAAAAGATAAATTATCAACATATTCTAATGCATCATTAGAATAATTTCTTTTAATTTGATTTTTAATGTTTTCATGTTGTGGTATCATTACATAATCATGATCAGTTAAATCTTTAATTGGGGTCCAATTAATCATCATAGTGTCAATGTTATATGTATATAACTTATGATCTTCAGTAACAACAAATCCATTTGGATTTATACCATTACCTAATATTTCAGAACAATTAAATTTTACATTGTATAATTTTCTACTATTAATTTCATTTTTATGTTTTTGAATAACTTTTTTAACATTACCTAAATGTGTTATTACTTCATCGCCAATTTCAACATCTTTAATTGGAATTGGTCCTCGTAATGTATTAACTAATGTATTACCTTCAAAACATGAGGCTAATTGACTTCTCTGATTTCCAGCATTGAATAAAGTAGGTGATGCATGTGTATAATAACCTTGTGAAATCATATCATATGTTTTCTTTACTAGTGTTAAGTCACCTTGATTAATAAATGATGCTACTCTCATCAACATATCTTGTGGTCTTTCAATTACTTCACTACCAATTTTAATTAAATATGCTCTTTCCAAAGTTTTAAATCCAAAATAATCAAATATATAATCTCTATCATAATCAATCATTTGATTTAATTCATCGCGATTTTCTTTAATCCATGATAACCAATTTGATTCAAGAAAACCTAATTTTTCTTGAATTAATTCTTCTTTTTCAACAAATGTATCAATAGTTTTCTTTTGAAGATTACTAACAACAATTCGCCCTGCTAATACAGAATACAAATGATGTGAAGTGCATAAATTTACACAAATCTTTGCAGATTCGTTATCTAGTTCTTCTGTTGTTATTCCAGGAAATATTGACCCAACTACTTTTTGAGCTACTAATACTGGATCAATATATTTTGATTCTTCTGGTTTTACTAGTTTACTTATACGACTAGTAATTTTATCAAAGTATACAGGTTCTTTTTCACCGTTTCTTTTTGTTACAAACATTATATATAAATAATTAAATGTGTTTATATAATTTTGTCAATTTTTATTATTTCCTCTAGAGGAAATAATAAAATTCTAGTAGATGACAGTAGAAGCAGCTCTATAAATTAAATCATTTTCTTAATCAAATTGATGGAATTGGTACTTTAAAATATGTTAAACATTCATCTACTTCATTTTTCTCAAGACCAAAATCTCTTATGAATGCCATATATTCAGCATATGTTGGTTTATTAACAGTAACTAAATTTACATAATTTTTTCGTTGATCAATTTTATTTTCAAGCCAATTTTTAACAATCTCTGCACAATATGCATTTGGTGGGTTTACTGATGAATAAACACAAGAATGATTTGTTTTTGAGTTAGTTAATATTAAAGATGGATTTGTAACTGGCATAGTAACAATACCAAATACACCAGGAACTTGTTTTTTCATTGCAGCTGCTTGTCCTGATCCACTTATTATTGAATTTGGATCATTATTCCAGTTATTTTCATTTGCACCCCATACATGTATATAAAAACAACTTGGATTTTTACGTTTAATTTGATTAGCATAAGAATTTAATGAATCTGCAAAACCTACACCTCCAAATTTAACACGAAGACTAAAATCCTTATATAAATCTTCAACTAATTTATCTAGATTTGATTTCATTTTAGAATAATTTGTACTATCCCAGCTTTGTTTAGCTATATTTGTACCAAGTTCATGAACACGATTTTTACCTGGAATAATTACAATAACATTTACATCAGATATGAGTAAAGATCTTAATTCAGCAAATCTAAATTTCTGATGTTCTATTACAAGATCTATATTTGATATTGGTCCTGTTGGTGGAGGATTTGTTGGTGGAGGATTTGTTGGAGGAGGATTTGTTGGAGGATGATTTGTTGGTGGAGGATTTGTTGGTGGAGGATTTGTTGGAGGAGGATTTGTTGGTGGAGGATTTGTTGGAGGAGGATTTGTTGGTGGAGGATTTGTTGGTGGAGGATTTGTTGGTGGAGGATTTGTTGGAGGAGGATTTGTTGGTGGAGGATTTGTTGGAGGAGGATTTGTTGGTGGAGGATTTGTTGGTGGAGGATTTGTTGGTGGAGGATTTGTTGGAGGAGGATTTGTTGGTGGAGGATTTGTTGGAGGAGGATTTGTTGGTGGAGGATTTGTTGGTGGAGGATTTGTTGGTGGAGGATTTGT